ATGAAAGACCTGCCCATCGACGACGAGGTCATCAGCATTAGCCGCACGGCGCTCGACACGCGCGCTCCGGTCGACGAACGGTACGACGCTACCGCGCAAGTCGCCAAGACGGTCGCGCCGGCGGTGCCGCGCTTCGACCGCTCGATGATCGTCAAGGCCGCCGTCGACGCGCACCGGCTCACCGAGCGCCTAAACCGCCAGTCGCTGCCCGGCCGCCCCAAGAGCGGTAACCCGGACGTCTACGGCATCTTCAAGTACCACGATTACCTCAGGCGCCCGGCACCGATGGGCTTTACCGAACTGCGCGCCATCTTGCAACACAACCCCGTGACCAGCAGCATCATGTTCACCTTCAGCCGCTGGGTGTCGCGCATGGCCAAGCCGGTGCAGGAGGACTACGAGTCCGGCTTCCGCATCAAGCTCCGCGGCCCCCGTAGGCGCCTCAGCGAGGGCGAGCGCCAGCGCGTCGAGTGGCTCGAGCGCTTCGTCATGAACTGTGGCGCGGAGTTCGACCCCTTCAAGCGCGAACTGCTCGAGCGCGACGACCTCATCGGCTACCTAAAGAAATCCACGCTCGACACGCTGGCGCTGGACGCCATGCCGACCGAGATCATCCGCACCCCAAGCGGCCGCATTCACGGCTGGGCGCACGTGGACGGCGCCACCGTGTACCTGGCGCCCAAGGAAGGGCTCGAGCCGGACGCTGTGCCGCCCCCGAATGCCGACCCCGAGCGCCTGCCCGATCCCGAGTGGGTCAAGGCCGTGGAGGCGACCGGCGACGGCACCACCGTGACGCAGTGGTTTGGTTACGACGAGATCCTGTATCGGCCGCGCAACCCACGCCCAGACGTGTACGGCGAGGGCTACGGCATCAGCGAGTCCGAGCTGATCATGCGCGTCATCACCGGCTTCATCAACCTGCTCAACTACAACCAGAAAGCCTACGAGGACAACCACATCCCGCAGGGCTTTTTGCAGCTCTGGGGCGACTTCAAGCAAGACGACGTCGAGGACTTCAAGGCCGAGTGGGCCGCGATGGTGGCGGGCGTGTCGAACGCCTGGCGCTTGCCGCTCCTCGTCTCCGAGAAGGGCAAGGAGGCCGGCGCCAACTTCATCAAGACCGGCGTCGAAGTAACCGAGATGCACTTCATCAAGGGGACGCTCATGTACGTAGGGCTCGAGTGCGCCATGCGCGGCATCGACCCCGAGGAGATCAATTTCGAGTCGTTCTCATCGAAAACCTCGAGCCTCTCCGACGGCTCTATCGAGGCGAAGCTGATCAACTCGAAAAACAAGGGCTTCTACCCGCTACTCCAACACCACGAGGCGTACCTCAACCAGATCCTGCAGGCCGTCGACCCGGACGCCTACCTCGAGTGGACGGGTTTCATCAGCGCCAAGGACGCTTGGGAGCGCGACGCGAAGGCGCTGACCTTCGGCGAGCTGCGCGAACGCCAAGGGCTGCCGCTTAGCGGCATCGAGCTGCTCGACAGCGCCCCCATCGACCCCACCATGCAGAGCGTCTACCTGCAGGCCATGGGGCAACAGATGCAAGGCTTCGCCGGTGAGTCCTTAGAGGGCATGCCGCCGGAGCTGCAGCAACAGCTCGCCCAAGGCGGCTGGCCGCCCGCAAACGAAGAAGGCGAAGAAGGCGAGGTGGCCGAGCAAGACGCGGACGACCAGGAGAGCGACAACGAAGCCGAGGACGCGGACGGCCCGACGGGCTCCTTCCAGAAGCTGCGCGACGCGCTGCTCCTCGACGGCCACGAATAGGGCCCACGTGTCGTTCGAGCGCAACATCTGGGCCGACGACCTCGACCCCGCCAAAGCCGCCCTTGAACGCGCCTGGACGGCGCTGGGCCGTGACTACCTCTACGCGCTGCATCTGGAGACGCATCGGCTGCTCGAGCTTCCCCCACTGCCGCGCGCTAGCGTCGAGGCGGTGTACCAGATGTCGGTGGGTGGCGTGATCGCCAAGGCCGACGACGCCCCCATCGAACGAGCGCTACGCTATTCCAACGCGCTCAGGCGCTTTCGCGAACTGAGGCGCGCAGGGCGGGTACCTGCAGAGCACGCGCGACACCTCGCCGCGATCCTCGCCGACAAGTGGTACGGCGAATACCGCCTGCATACGCGCGCGCAGGCTAGGGCCGTCCGCACCTGGTTGGCGGGGTTCCTGCGCGCCAAGACGCGCGCCCCGCGCCCCGCCACGCCGCCCGTCACCTGGCAGGAAGCCAAGGCGGTGTACAGGCTCGACGACACGCTCGCCAACAGCATCCAGTGGGCGCAAGCGCACGCCGCCGAGCACGTGACCAGCCTCAAGGAGCGCGCCCGCCATGCGCTGGCGGAAACACTGCTTGCCGCCCAAGCCGAAGGCACCACCCAACCCCTGACCGTCGCCAGCAACCTGCTGACCAAAATGGGCACCCTGAATCGCGATTGGCGCACCATCGCCATCACGGAGCAGGCGATGAACCACGCGCACGGAGAACTGGCAGGACTGATCGGGCAGAAGGTCGAGTGGATCGCCGCTGCCGACGCATGCCCGCACTGCAAGCAGTTTGCTGGGCAAATCTTCGAGGTGGTCAGCCCGGACGCGCCCCACAAGGACTTTTGGCGGCACGTGTGGGCCGGCAAGAGCAACGTGGGCCGCAGCTTCGCGCCGCGCACCAGGGACGGGCGCACCCGCACGCGCGAGGAGCTGGCCGGGCCGGCGATCCCCGCACATCCCTCGTGTCGCTGCCGTTGGCGTCGGGTGCTGCAAAAACCCGCAGCCGATCCGAGGTTGCTGGCGTATCTCCGCACCACCATGGCCCCCTGACCCCACCTCGAAGACGCCATGCGCGCGGACGTGCTGCGCGACCTCGCGAGCGAAGCGCTCAAGATCAAGCACCGCCCACTTCTGGATCGACGAGCGCGATACCCCTACCGCCTCGGACGGGTCGCTCGAGCTGCGCACCGACCCTGGCGGCATAGCGCTACAGCCGGGCGAGCGCTTCTTGCTCAACACGCCAGGCGACCTCACCTTGTTCGCGAAGTTCCATCCAGACGGGGTAGACAGCAGTCACAGCTTGCCGTTTCCAGCAGTCTTGCGGCGCGTCAGCGACCCGAGCTTGCCATACGGCTACACATTCCGGTACGTGCCCGCAGAGCAGCACGAATATGCCGTCAAGGCGACCGCCCTACCCGGCCTGTGCCTCTTTACCCGCAAGCCGCTGCCGAGACTGCTCGTGGCCAAAGCCTACAAGCTCGAGGGCCGCTGCAAGTGGCACGGGCTCGACATCTCCATCGAGAACGGCAAAGGGAGCGTCAGGCGCGGCGTAGATCCCGACGGGCACGCCTGGTCGACGCGCATGCTGTACCCTTACGGTTACCTCAGAAACACCCAGGGGACCGACGGCGACCACCTCGACTGCTACGTCGGCCCCGACGAGGACGCCGCCAAGGTCTACATCGTGCATCAAGTCGATCCCACCACCGGCGGGTTCGACGAGGACAAGGTGATGCTCGGCTTCCCCAGCGCCGACGCCGCCAAGCGCGCCTATCTGGCGCACTACGACACGCCCAAGTTCTTCGGCGGCATGACCGAGATGCACGCTGCGGAGTTCGCCCAGCTCGTCAAAAGCGGTAAACTGACGGGCAAGGTCGTCATGGGCGAGCCGCGCGCTCGAGCTGGCAAGGCGGAGCTGAAGCGCCTGCTCGAGGTCGCCAAGCGCCAGCGCACCGTTACGGGTGGGCTGAGCTACTACGTCAAGAGGTCACAATGATCGACGAACCGCGCTTCAGAGGAATCGTACAGCTCTTGCAGCGAGACCCCGGCAGCTACCGGGCGTTCGGCCCTTACTGGTGGCCACTCAAGCAGATGTTGCGGCGCCACTACGCTACCGAGACGCTCTACCTCCTCGGCAACCATGACGAGCCCGTCACCCGCGGCGCGCTCGAGCGCCACTACCCGGACGAAGAGGCGCTGTTCGTTGCGGCCGTCAACCACTACCGTGAGAAGGCCGTACTTGGCGAGCGATACGACGGCAGCTCGAGCCTGCCCGATGGCGCGGACTACGCGCTGTTCGATCCGGATGGCGGCGTGGCGAATGCCGTCGGCAGCTAGCCGTTTGGAAAAACAAGATCAAAACGGGTAGACCGCGATATTTTGATGTATCGTCTGCTCGAGCCGATCGATGTGTATCCAGCTCAAAAGCAACACGCGCCCTTCGCTGGTCGCAAAGCGAATGAGCCAAGCGTCATCCAGATTGCTGACAAAGGGCGCTTCGCTTTCGTACAGCTCGATGATCCCCCAGTCATGAATGTCATCGTCCGGGATACGCCACACAAAGCTCATCAGATCATCTATCGTCGGTCCTGTTGGCTCTTGACCGGACCTGACGGTAAAACTGTAGACCGCGCAGGGTGTCAGCGACCGCCCGTCGATAGTCAGCGTGTACCGCTGCGTATCTGCCAATCTCGCCGGATACAGGCGAGCCGACCCCTCACAAATCGCCGTCAAAAAGGGCCTACGGTCGATGCTGTAAGGGATAAGCCTGTTGCCGATGAGATCGTCAAGAAAAACCTCCCCGGTAAACTTATGAACCGCAAACCACTCGATGACCGGTGCGAGATTGGGGTCGCCGCCGCATGCTGGGTCTCGGTGGTTTCCCCGCAGCGCGAGATGATAAAAGCGATCCGTTTCCCGGTCGAATGTGATCATCACGCACTCGACGCGAACGCGCGTTTCATAAAATCGATTTTCGCGCAGCGCGTCAAACACAAGACGGGTCGCTTCGCTTCTCGTCAACGCTTCGCCGGAGCTGGCGACGGCAAAAGACAGCAGCAAAACGGCTGCGAGCACGGTGTACACTTTCCGCATTTGCGCAGAGTGTACTATGCTTTCTGTCGCTTTAGCAATCGAGTGGATTGGTGGCGCTGGTGGCGCTGGTGGCGCTCAGTCTGTTTCGTCGATGAACTCGAGCAGGTCATCAAATGTGACTTTTTTGCCTGTTATTGCCATCAGACCATCCATCACCGCAGCAAGTGTGCTAAACCGAACCCCTTCAGTCTCGTCATTGGCGAGTCGGTAAATTACTTTTTGCGACACCCCTTTTGCTTCTTTTGCAAGCGAATACGGGGTCACGTCATGCTCTCTTAGAAATTCTTTCAACTTCCATCGAATAACGCCCACGCCGGGCATTGTATCATCGCGAACTCCGCTCGAAGACCCTGCTTCCATGGCAAGACTATAGCATATTCAGGGTTAACCCTATTTGACTATTGCCCGCAAAGGGGGTATATTGATCATCAGAGCGGCGCATCCACCAAGACAAACCGCTCTGAAATCCCATAAGGAGGATCACCATGCATCCTACCACCCGCCACCGCGGCCGAGTCCTTGCCGGCGTGCTGAACGTCGATAGCGTCGAGCCGTGGGCGCTGCCGGCGCTGCTCGAGCTCGTCCACCGCAAGGCCGACAAGGCCGGGATCGACGTCGGCGTGGTCGTCGCCACCGTGTGCATCGGCATCGAGTGGCGCGAGGGCGAGGGCAGCCTCGAAACCTTCACCGAGGCCCTGCGCGACCAGCACGTCAGCTTCACCTTCAAGGAGAAGGCGTTCGATGAGTGAACTGCAAACGGCGACGTTCAGCTACGACCGGCTCGATCCTGAAACCCGCATCGTGGTGCAGCAGCGCACGAGCGAGATCCTGACCATCATGCGCCGCACCGCCCAGGACGTCATCGACCTGGGCGGGAAACTCCTCGACGTCAAGAACCGCCTCGATCATGGCCAATTCGGGGAGTGGTTGCGAGCGGAGTTCGGGTGGAGCGAGGACACCGCACTCAGGTTTATGCAAACATACAAGGCTTTTTACCAAAAACCGCACATTGCGGAATTTGCCCCCTCCGCCCTCTACGCCCTCTCGGCCCCCTCGACCCCCGAGGAGGCCCGCCAAGAAGCCCTGAAGCGCGCTGAATCCGGCGAGAAGATCACCCATCGGGCAGCCAAGGAGATCGTCGCCAAGCACAAGCCCGAGCCCGAGAAGCTCGAGCGGCTCGTCGAGAACTACCTGTCCATCTGGTGCCGCAGCCCGCAGGAGAAAGTGGATCGGCTCGAGGCGATCCTGAGCGGCGGCGCGGAGAACAAGTGGAACGAGCTGTCCAACTACGTCCGCAACGTCATGCCGGTGTCGAGCGAGCGGCTGCTCGAGGCCGTTCGTATGGCGAAAGCGCGGTGGGAGGCGCCCGCACGGACGCCCGCCGTCGCGCCCGAATCCGCTCGCTCTGCCAAGCCCCAAGAGGCGGAGCCGGGCACGCGCGCGACTCCTGCCGAACCCACGCACCCCGCACCCACGCCACAACCTCCCACGCTGCAGGGCACCCCTCCATCCGTCACCCTTAGGGGCAAGGAGACCGCCACTTCGCTTCGCTCGAGTGCAGGCGCCGAGGTGCACGACCTGCTGCAGGCGCTCTACGACCTGGGCGTGGACGAACTTGCCGAGGCGCTGCGCGGCAAGGCGAACGAGGACGGCAGCTTGGCCAAACTGTACGACATCGTGGCCGCCATGCTCAGGCGGGCAAGGGAGCGGGTGAATCGTGGAATCGGCGCTTGAACTCAGCAGCACCCCGCAGCTGTCGGCCTTCCGCTTCCGCAACGCCGAAATCCGCGCGGTCGGCGAAGGCGAACGGGTGTGGTTCGTCGCCAAGGATGTGTGCAAGGCGCTTGAGATATCCTGGAGCGGCAGGACTCTGGACTCCATCAAGGACGAATGGAAAGGGATGATGGATTTCATCACCCCTCGAGGAACGCAGTCCCTCACCGTCATCTCCGAGCCGGCGGTGTACAAGCTCGCCTTCCGCAGCCGCAAGCCGGAAGCGGAGGCCTTCACCGACTGGGTCGCCTCCGAGGTGCTGCCCGCTCTCCGCAGGACCGGCATTTACAGCATGCGGCAGCCAGTAGCGCTCGAGCCCTTGATCGAGTCCATGCTCGAGCAAGAGGAGCGGCTGAGAGCGATGGAGGTATGGCGCGAGAACGCCCCCGTCTCGGTCGATGCTCCGAAGGTCGCTCGCCTGCGCCTCATGATCCAGGCGTACGGACGGGCGCTCGGTGGTGGCCGTTCGGGTTACGCTCGAGCCTACCGCCGTTTCTACGACCGCTTCGGCTTGGCGAAGTACGACCACCTGCCGCTCCACCGCTACCATGAAGCCGTGGAAGTGTTAGGGGCATGGCATCGTGAGGCGAGCCGGCAGTTGGTGGCTGCAACGGCGGATGACCACACGAGCACGGCCGAGACCGACGAAGGGCGCGCTCGTCGGCTCGGCCGGTACGTCAAGGCCCGGCGCCTGTACCTGGGGATCAAGCGGCCCGAGTTTTGCTCGGAGCTGCAACGACTTGGGAAGCGGCTGACCGAAGACCACCTGGCGAAACTTGAAGGAGGCCACCGGAGCCTCGCTCGAGCCTCCTTCGAGTTGCGCGAGGCCATCCGCACCATCCTCAAGATCGACCCGCAGACTTGGTATTGCGACACAGGACTCTACGTAACGAACGAAAAAGGAAGTGGAGGACGCACACCATGACCCACGATGAGAAAGAGCGGAGGCATATGCGGATGGAGAAGTATGAGCTTGGCGAGCTGCTAACAGAACTGCGGAGGCTCGAGGTACTAGCGACGCCTGGGTTGTGGGAACATGACGGCAACGTCATTTACGGGCCGGACGGCGACAGCGTGGCTGTGTGCCATGGCAACATCGGCCATTATCCCGAACCCATCGCCGCGGAGAACGACGCGTGCTTTATAGCATTCGTCCGCAACAATTTACCTGCGCTCATCGATCACCTTAACCAACTCGTGGCCACACCCAGAAGCGACGACCAAGCTCGCGTGGACGTTCTCTCGGACGTCGACGACGCAGCACGCGCACTCGGCCTTGAGCCCATAGGGGAGTGGGAAGAGACGCGCGGCGAAGGGAAGCTCGAGCGCAACGGCAATTAGTCTTTGCCCGCGACTTTGCTCTAAGATTGGACTAGACATGGCCAATGGTGAGACGCAAGCTCCACTCTTTACTCCAGTCACGCCCGTACCTATGACTGTCAAACTGGCCGAGGTCGAGCCGTGGAAGAGCACGGCTCGCAACCTCGTCAAGAAGTCGGTGGCGCTGCTCGGCTTTACGAGCACGCCACTGCTGCAGGAGACCGGAGCCACGCCGTATAAATATCGCGTCGTCGCGGGTAGGCGCCGCCTCGACGCGGCAGCCGCCGCCGGGCTCGAGTGCGTGACGGCACTCGTGATCGGCGCCGACGTTACCGAGGCCGATGTGCGCGCGCTCGGCGCCATGTCGAACCTGGCTCGCAGCTCGAGCCCCGTCGACGAGGCGTTCGACTTGCACAGGCTGGTCGAGCTTGGCCACACACCCGCCGACCTCGCCAAGCTCTTCGGCATCTCCAAAGCAGTGATCGAGAAGCGCCTCAAGCTGGCAAGCCTTCCCGATGCGCTGCTCGAGGCGGTCAGGCGCGGCGACATGGCGCCAGGCGTCGCGGCCGACGTCGCCAATCTGACGCTCGAACAGCAGGAGCAGCTGATTCAGCGCCTTGAGACGCAAGACCGGATCACCGGCGCCGACGTAAAGGCCGTTCGACTGGCGCAGAAGGAAGCAGCCGTCAAGGCGCTGCCCGAGTCGCTCTTTGGACCCATCCCCGAACTCACGCCCAGCGAGCGCTTCAAGCACGCGGCACGCCAGGCCCTCGCCGAGGGCGTGACAACCCAGGAACTCGCGAGATTGCTCGAGGAGGCTACGAAAAGCGAGGTGACGACGTGAGCACGATTGCGCGAGCCACGCCAGGCATCGTTCGCGGCTGCGGCCGACGGGTTGAAGGTGGTGTCTATCTAGAGTGCGGGACGGCGCCAGGAGGGGCGCCGCTCGAGCACTTCTTCTGCGACCCACCCATTCCGTACGAACCCGACCACAAGATCGGGGTAGACATCCAGTTGGGTCCCGACGGGCTCTATCACGTCGTCGATTACGTCGGCAGCGAGCACTACCCCTGGACGGCGGACTTCATCGAAGAGGGACGCTGCTACGGCTTCAGCCGGCGCGTCCCCAGAAACCTCGACTTCAGCAAGCTCCAGCACGGCAGCCGCATGCTCTTCGTCCACGCGCGCGGCTACCTCGCCAACGCCAAGGAGCTGCATCCGCACTTCATCGACCCCGAACTCAAGTGGCGCTGCGGGCTCTGGGAAAAGTACGGCAGAGACGATCATCTGAACGACCCCGCGATAGCCTGCTCGCGCGACTGGTATGCACTCGCGCCGGCCACGTCCGCCACCCAAGGCGGCATCGCCCAAGCGGTCGATCCGCAGCGCGTCGGCGCACGGTCGAGTAATGATGTTCAATTTCGCAGGGAGGTTACGGAAGCCATTTCGTACCGCGTCTATCCCGTGGCCCCGGACGCGCCCGACCCCGTCTGCAAGAGCGCAATCGTCGCCAGCGTGCCCATAACGAACATTAGCGTCGTCAAGGCACGTGACGGCAGCCATAAGGAGACGCTCGAGCGCATAAGAGGCAAGGCGAACGGGATCAACGTGGAGGAGAGCGATGGCTAGTTGTGGCGACACGTACGACGAATGCGACGTTGACTATGACGACGAGCTCGACGACTACGAGACGATGCTCGCCGAGTGTGGCTACGTGCCCGGCCACGGCTGCATGCTCGCGGGCACCGAGTATTGCGACTGGGAGTGCCGGATAGGTGAGGAGCTCGAGGCCGACAACCTCGAGATCGAGGAGCCGGCGTGATGTGCCGTCGCTATGGCGACACCGTGCGCCTCTGTTATCGTCACGGTGAGCATAAAGGGGAGCGGCTCTCCGTGGAGGCCGCTCAAGCGCTCGGCTGGCCAGGCCGTGGTTGTGTTCCCGGAGCTAAGCGGCGGTATCTACGCCGCCAACCCAAGGGCATGTACAATTTCTTGAACCTATAGGCCGCGCAGTCCCCTACCTTGGGCGTAGCCCAGGTGGGGGTTAGCGGCCTCAGTCCGTAGGACTGTTCTGAGACTGCAAGTAGCGTTTTATGACCTCGATAGGCGCGCCACCTGTTGAGAGGATGCAGTAGGAACCCGACCACAGCACAGGCTTGGAGTAGAACCGCGCTAGGTGCTCGCGGTGGTCCCGCCTTAGAAGGCGACTCGTCACGGTCTTGAGGTTGTTGACGAACTTGGCTAGCTCCATGCTTGGGTGACCCTCGAAGAGGATGTGTACGTGGTCGGCCTCTCCCGAAAACTCCACTAGCTCTCCGCCCCAACGCTCGCAGAGCCTTGCAGCGATGCCTTTGAGGTCGCCCAGCATCGCCGCTGTCAAGGCTTTGCGACGGTACTTGCAAACCAGAACCAAGTGATAGCTGAGCCTGTAAACGCTGTGCGAGTGGGCTTTTAGGTTTGCTTTTGTAGCCATAACCAAGTATACTAGAGAGGTGCTTGTGACGCGCAGAGTCGAGTTCAAGGTGTACCCCAACGCCGCCCAACGTGAGCAGCTTGAGGTGTGGACGGTGTTGCACGCTCGGCTCTACAACGCCTGTTTGGAGCAGCGCATCACGCACTATCGTCAGCACAAGGGCTCGGTAAGCTACTACGACCAGCAGAACGAGTTGCCCGCCCTTAAAGCCGAGTTTCCCGAGTACACCCCCTTGGGCTCGCACGCCCTCCAAGAGACGGTGAGGCGAGTGGACAGGGCGTTTCAGGCGTTCTTCCGGCGCGTCAAAGCTGGCCAAACGCCGGGATTCCCCCGCTTCAAATCGGCGCGGCGCTTTAAGGGCTTCACCTACCCCGACCCCGCCGGGTGGAAGTTCGCCCTTGGACAGAACGGCAAGCACGGGGCGCTCTCTATCTCCAACCTCGGCACCCTCAAACTGAGAGGCAAGCCGCGTCAGTGGGGCAAGCCGACCACCTTGACGCTGACCCGTAAGAGCACGGGGGAGTGGTTTGCGTCCATCACGGTGCGGTGCATCCCCAAGCGCGAAGCAGGACCGCACGCGGTCGGCGTGGACTTGGGGTGCGAGACGGCTATCAGCCTTTCGGACGGCGGCACTATCGAGAACCCGCGCCACCTCAAGGAGTCGCTGCAAAAGCTCAAGGTGCTGCAAAGGAGGATGGCGAAGCGCAAGCGGGGCGGCGCTAACCGAGAGAAGGCGCGTCTTGCCGTTGCCAAGCTGTACGCCAAGGTAGCGAATCAACGCAAACACTTTCAGCACTTTGAGACGGCGAAGCTCGTCCAGACCTACGGGCTCATCGCTACCGAAACGCTTCAAGTCAAGAACATGACCGCCAAGGGCGGTGCGTACAAAAAGGGCCTTAACCGCTCCATTCTGGATGTGGGCATGGCGACCATTAAGCAGATGCTCAGCTACAAAGTCGAAGAAACTGGTGGCTATGGGCGACTGGTAGAGGTCCCGACCCGCAAGGTTAAACCCTCACAGACGTGTCCCGCGTGTGGTCATCAACATAAGAAGCTCCTTTCGGAGCGCACACACGTCTGTGAGCAGTGCGGATACACCGCGCCGCGTGACGTGGCGGCTGCCCAAGTCATGCTTGCTTGGGCGCTTAACGAGTTGGGAACCGACTCGCTGGCGAGTCCCTGTAGTTTGGGGATGACGACCCAGGAAACTACCCCCATAGCCGTCAGGCTTGGGGCGTAGTAGTTCATAAGCGCCGGATGTTCCACCCGGACCAGGGCGGGCCGGAGGTCGACATCCTGGTGATGTCCGACGCCGGCGCCGTCGGGATGAACCTGCAACGCGGCCGCTGGCTGGTCAACTATGACGTGCCCCTGACTTACAAGACCCTCGCGCAGCGCAACGCCCGTATCGACCGCATCGGCCAACGGCACGATGTCGAGGTGCACAACCTCGTCACCGACAGCAAGTTCGACAAGGATGCGGTGCGGCGCGTGCAGCGCAAGGGATTGCTGCAAGACATCTTCGAGAGCGACTGGGAGTCGATGGACGACAGCGGCCTGGCCAAGTCCATCGCGCTGGCTCGATCCGCGCGCAACGAGCTGCTGGCGGCGTAGGCTACTGGCGAAAATCGCCAGTTCATCCGCTCGCTCCCATTCGCCACGCTCAGGGCAAGCCGCTCAGGCTTCGCCCTGAGGGCTCAGCCCGAAGGGACAAGACTGTCCCCACCCTCGCGCCACGGTAGACCGGTGAGCACTGCCCAGCGACTCATGGCGGAACTTCTCGGCCTGCATGCCGCCACCCTTCGCACCGACCGCATGCTGGCCGGGGTTGCCGACAAAATTCACGATCACCACGCGAACCGCGCCGACGTCCTGGCCAAGAGGATCGGCGCGCCAGGCGCACGCGGCGACGACCTCGAAGAGGATTACCTCGAGTCGCTCTTCGAGCGCGATATCGCCGCCCGCTATGTGACGCCGAGCGAAGGCGCTGAGCTTGTCAGCAAGGCCCACTACGAACGCGTTTGGAAGCGGCGCCGCGATGGTGTGGAACAACGCTATCGAGTTAAGATGCTCGACGTGGAGGAGATAAATGACCGCATCTCCATAGGCACGCAAGTGCGGGTACGTACAAGGGACGGACGACCGCGGTTGCTTACCAAGGTGGCCGATTTGCATCCCACTATCGTCGAACTCGCCGGCGCCAGGACTCGTGGCGTTTGGTACGACCAAGAAGCCTTGGATATCGACCGCGACAAGCACGGGGCCATCCTCAAAAATCCCCTACTCATCGTGCGCCGTATGCTCGAGGAGTTGTCGCCCGAGACCTCGATTATTCAAACGAACGACGTTCCCGAGGTGCTGCGATTCTACCGTACGCTAAATAGCCTTGGCGATCTGGTAGCGCAGCATCGTCGGCTCAACTACGTCTATCTTGTCGTGGCCTTTAACCTACCTGGTGGACGACACGCATACAATTTCGTGAAGAGCCTGTACTACAAGCGTGCTATAATGCAAGACAGGAGGAGGTTATGGCCCTAACTGGCACCATCAGACGCTCGGACGGCATCGATGGCGGGCGGATCGTCGTCGTCACCCGGCGTCTTGAAAACACGTATGCCGCCGACGATACCGACTACATCTCGGGCCTTGTGCAAGTGTTGCGCGACCTCGACTCCGACGAATTCGTAGCGATCGCGCACGATGCGCCTCATCTCATCCCCAAGCATTATGGGGCGCTGCGGGCACTGGACTTGCCGCATCTGGACGTGGCGGAAGCAGAATTGCGCGACGCCCACCCCGCCGACGTGCTCAAGTGGGCGTACGAGCGCTACCTCGCTGCCGAAACCGTCGAGGCCTAACACTTCCTTTCATAGGCGCTTACCCATGAATGAATGACTGAGGCGCAGGTAGCCAAGAAGCTACGCGACCACAAAAGATAGCCGCCGTTCGGGGCGGATCTCCCGAATCCCTAGCGCGCAGAAGGGCTCAGCCTTCAGATCCTCTAGGAGTCCTATTCCACCTTACGGTGGAAGTCCGGCGACCGCTCTTAGTCTAGCAAAAACCCGGCCACGATTGGATGCCCAGTACGCCACCGCACCCCACGGGCCCTGGTAGCCGTCGCCCCCTGGCAGCGCGTCCTCCCAGGCCTCCTCAGCCGCGACTTGCGCTTCGCCTTCGGCGTCGTTGCGCAACACGAGCAAAGGATCGTCCTTGCCGCGGCTCATGGTCTCGAGGCGGATGAGGGCCTTGGCCAGCGGGTTGGAGATCGCTTCAGCCTTCAGGCTCCCCGTCAGCTTGACCGCTTGGTACCACAGCTTCAGCTTCGCCAGACTCTCGCTCTCGAACAGGCTCTCGAAACGTTTTCTTCCACTGGACGAAGGCTTGATGCACGTCCAGGACCAACTCCTCATCGCCTTCCCCGAGAGCGCCGGGAGCCAGAATCGGCCTGCCGGATTCCGAGGTGATGTACCAGCCTTTGGGCGCCGTTTTGATCACGTGCTCGAGCGTCGCAATGGCCGCCACAAAAAGCCTCGCGCGCAGCGGCAGGTCGTCGACGTGCAGGTTGCTGATGCGCCCTTGGCGCACCAGCTCGGTCATGCGCGCGCCGATGGCGACCTCGTCGAACGAGGTGGGGTACTTGAAGGTGACTTCGCCATTCAGCGCGGGGTTGCGGGCGGCCGTGACGGTGTAGCGGCCGACGCTCGGCGTCGCCGTCGGCGGCTGGTAGTCGCCGGGCTCTGCGGGTTCGTACATTACGCCGCGGTCGCCTGGCTCGAGCGGCCAGCAGCTGCCGGGCGGATGTTCAGCGCCATCAGCTGCACATTCTTGTTGACGCGCTGGTTCAAGGGGATGGTGACGCTGTCGCCGACCGGCTCGCAGCCGCTCGCGATCATCAGCGTGCCGGTGTCGCGGTCGATGAATTCGATGTCGAACGGCTCGACGTCGCCCAGGGTCGCGCCCAGCTTGTTGACCACCGCGTTGCCGGCGCGGCGGCGCAGAATCAAGCTGGTGGCCGTCGCGCGGTACGAGCCGCGGTTGTGGTTGATCTCGACGGGATTGAACTCGCCCAGCTCGTAGACGTAGTCGGCGCCGGTGTCGCGCGTGAACTGAAGGTTTTGCAGCCGCCCGATCTTTTGCCCGGCGAACTTGACGTCGCCGTGGTTGGCGTGGAGCGTCTCCGCGTTGCGAATCGTTGCCATCTACGTCTCCTTTACGCCGCCAACTGGATGGTGGTCGGCACGAGTAGCGCGGTGTGCCGGATGAAACCGATGCGCCCGACGGCGTTCGCCTCGAAGTCGATGGCAACCAACTCCACACCGTCGAATACCGCCAGGATCGCGCCGACGCCGCTCAGCACCCCTTCGGGGTTCTGGCCGCCACGCACTTCCTCGCGCAGCGCGCGCTCGGTGGCGTTCAGGATCGACTCGACGGTGGAGGCGTCGCCCACCCCGCCCACGAACGGCTTGGTGTAACGGCGGATCTTGCGCACCAGATAGTGGCGCAAGTCCACCCCGAAGCGCAAGCGGTGCATGATGTTGCTGTCGCGCTGCCAGCTCGTCACGTCGTCGGCGATGCGGAAGACGCCGTCCTCGTCGTCGTAGAAGACGGCCAGCGCGCCGGCTTTGATGAAGGCGCCGATCTCCTGGCGGTCGTACTCGAAGACGGTGCCTGCCACCCGCAGCGTCTTGTAGGTGAGGTCTATCTCCGGCCGCACGCCGCACGCCATCCCCAGGATCATGGCCGCCGTCTCGTTGGGGGAGAGGTCTTCGATGCGGCCGGTGCGGAGGTTGCGGCGCCTCAGCGGCGTGCCGACCACGGTGGCGAGCTCGGACTGCAGCTCGCGCGCCAGCGCCTCTGCCGCCGTTTGCTGCGCCGCCTTGTTGGCCTCGAGCGCAGGGCCGCAGTAGACGCGGCGCTCGTTTTGCTCGACCGGATGCGACATGAGCGTGCAATGTTGCTCGGCCATGGCGTGTACCGCCGGGTCGGTGGACTCCACGTAGACCGCTTGCACGTCACGGCTCTGCAGCGCCTGGAAGGCCGCTTCGTAATCCGCGAGCACGACCGGGTCGCCCTCGCTCCCGCCCGAGAAATACAGCCAACCTTCGTCCGTGCCCGTCGCGGCCGACGCGACCGGCTCGCCGCGGGCGATCTCGCTCCCCTCGAGCCAGGCGACTTGCGCTGCCGCGCCGAGGTCGAGCACCGCCTTGTTGCTCGTCACGGTTACCGTGCCGTCGGGCAACAGCGAGGGATCGAAGGTGTGATGGCTATGCAGGACGGTGCCCGCCCAGGCGCTCGTGCCGTTCAGGAACGCCGCTAGGTCGGCGAAGGTGCGAATACCGCCCTCGCCGAGCGCAAGCGCGTAGTTCTCGCTCGCGTTCTCGCCAGTGAGGATCAGCGTCTTCTGCCCGTTGGTCGTGGTCACCTCGACGGATGGGCTGACGCCACCACCCAGATACTCGACCTCCAAGGCCGGGCCGAGCGGCGGGCTCTCCTCGAACAGGTCGGCGGCGGCGTCCTCGAGCTTGAGCACCGCCGCCCCACCCGACACGCTGTCGCGGCGAGCGCGAACGCCGTTCCCGGCGATGCCCGCGTGCGTCGGCAGCAGCGTGAGGAGCAGGTCGCCAAGGTCGAGCGTGGCGCGCGTGGCGTTGTTGATGCGGTAGTAATCGCACTCCCCGAGGCCCGGCACGTCCGGACTCGGGTTCACCGCGAAATCCAACGCCTTGAGGCCCTTGCCACCCTTGAGGATGCGCGCGTAGTTCTCCGGCGTGAGCCGCACGAACTCGCGCGGCGGCCCACCGAGCGAGGTGGCGATGACCGCAGCGCGCTTGAGCAGGGGAGGGCGCGGTTGGTTGAAGCCGTCCGTGCGGGTGACGGCCACCACGCCGGGGATCACCATCTGCCGGCCAGAAACGACGATTCCGACATCTTCGGGCATGCTACACCTTCACTTTCTTCAGGCCGTCGAGCTTAGTCTGCCACTCCTTCGCCGTGAACCGCGCGGCGGCGCCATGCCGCACCTGCAAAGCGCGCACCAGCGTAGCCGACACGCCCTCGCGCGCGGCCCACTCCGCCAGCGGCAAGCGACGCTCGGCCTTCGCCTTGGCCACACTCTCGCCTTCGGGATCGGGCGATGCCGGGGACTTGTTCTTGGCCATCGTGCCTCCTGCCCCAAGCCTGCTGGCGGCGTGGGGTCAGAGGGTGACGCGCCAGGCGAAGGTCACGTTACCCAAGTCGAACGGGTGCGTGCGCTCGATATACGCGTCCACGATGCCGTCCAGCGTGATCTCGCGCGTGTAGTAAAGCGCGTCGCCCAGGTCGGCCATGTTATCGCGTGCGCTCATGCCGAGCTCGTCCCAGCCCAACTCGCCGAACAGCTCGAGGTCGCCTAAGAAGCGCATCATGAAGTAGTCGCCAAGCTCGTCGCGCTGCGCGGGCGTCCGTGCGAGGAGGCGCGCCTCGGCGATGCCGCGGAAGGTCGCGGTGCGCGCGCTGCCGTCGCCGTCGTCCTCGCTGCCGAGGTGGATGTCGGCGAGCACGTAGCGCTCGGCGATCTGCAACAGCGGCGGCCCCTGACGGTGAAGCGCTTCGTCCTTGAGAACGAACACCCCTCTCGGGGCAGCGTGGTAGCGCGCGCGCTGATAGACGAGATCCTTGACCTGCAGCGCCATGTAGGCATGGAGCGACCGCTGCGGGGTGACCTTGACCATCACACTCTCGCCATAGCTCGAGCCGTGCTTCGGCCACAGGTAGTAGTCCCAAGCGTGCCCGTCGATCAGGTTGGCCGCGTCGTCGAAGCGATCCCCGAACGCCTGAAGATCCCAGATCTCGCCGCGCTCGAGCGTGCCTTCCAGGTTACGCGCGAAACGGTACGACGGCTCGCCAGCACGCGGTGGGCCATCCCAGACCAGATGCGCGCTCTCGTCCTCCGGCCCACCGACCGGCGTGCCCTCCGGCACCCTGAGCACCCGGACGTGCGGGTAGCCCTTCGGCATCCCGAACGAGATGCGAACGGCCCCGCCCTCGGCTCGAGCGGTGGTGGTGATGTGGGAGAGCGTGGGCATCTTACAATTGCTTGATCGTGGCCTCCAGCAAGAACGCCACGGGTATCGAGATGCGTTTGGGATTGTTGCTCGTCCCGTGCAGTTGCGCGTAGACCCCCTCCGCCATTTGCGCCAGCCTGTCGGCATGGGTGCCATCGTCATGCCACGGCATAACGCAGAAATAGTGCGAGTCGCCCAACCGCGAGCGTGTCGTGCGAGACCAGTACTGCCCGCTATGCGTCTTGTGCTGCCCAATGCCCTCGATAACTCTCTCGGTGCCGTCCCAAAAGTCCACGAGACGGTCGGTCTCGTAACCGCTCATGCTCGAGCCGCCCTCCCAAGTGCTATGCACGGGCAAGCCCATATCCAGGGCGTTGTCGGCTATCGAGTGGTGCATCCGGCGCATGATTTCGTCATCGGCAAACCGATACCAGTTGGTCAGCTTCATGATGGTCAAAAAGCAGACGTCCTCGCGGAAGTAGGCCATAGGACGAGCGTATTTTGAAGAGTGGCCTGGGTTGTCCGGCCAGCCGTGCATCCCACGGCCCATCACGTACCCTGGCCGTCCCAAATCCGTAGGTAGCTTGCGAAGCCAAGTGTCCATGTAAAAATCGGTGAGGTACTTGGCGGCGTCCTCGTACTTCTGTTCCCCCGAAAACAGCCACAGAAAGTAATTGGTCGAGAAGGCCGTGCCACCATCAGCCGTGTGCGAGTTTCTAGCAGGAGCCTCGAACGGTTTCAGCCCCCATGCTCCCCCAGGCGTCCCCTCCCGCTCATTCCACTTCCACAGCTGGTGGTTGAACACCAGGTTATGCCAGTATTCATACCTGTCTGCCCCCGTGGTTTCGGTTTTGGCCGCAATCGGCGCACGGTTTATGTTCGGATCGGTTTCTTTGGCGGGCCGCACGTAGCTCGTGACGGGTTGATCGGGATTCTGCCTGTAGACCTCGGCCAGCAAGCAGAACAGCCACATGTACCTGGCCTCGCTGTGCGCGTAATCGCGGTCGGTGCCAAGGTAGTGATTCGAGATGCCTCCGCCCTTATGGACGGCGATGAGCGTTTTGATGCCTGGCTCTCCGAGGTCGTGTTCGCCGTCGCTCCAGGTGTTGTTCCCCAGCGCGTCGGCGTCACGGAAGCCGCCAACGTCTAACGAGCCCTGCCGTATGGCCTGCCCTAATTTGTCTATCTCATCGAAGAAAAACTGGCTTCCCGTACAGTGGAGAATAAGCATGAAGTCCACCAAAGGTTCCCTTAGATGGGAGTGGTGGCGTTGGTTGTCGTTGTGGGCTGCCCCGATATAATCCCACGCGATGTTGCCCGTACTGACCGAGTTGTAGGCGCGGTCGTAGTGGAACTGCTGAGTGGAACTCAGAGATACAGACCGCACCTGTAAGTTCAGTCCCCCGTCAGGCGGTGGAGGCGGCGGTGGAGGCGGTGGCTCAGGCTCCAGGACTAGCCCACGCCCTAGTAACAGTCCCCGCTTGACTTTGCTCATCGCGTGCCCTTCACAAAGGACGCGACTTGGTTATCACTGGCGAACGCGACATGGGCAATGGTGCCAAACGCTCCCCAGGTCGTCCAGGCGTTGATGTCGCGTATTTCGCCTTCGTTGTAGAGGGTTTGCAGACTCCCCCATGTTTGCGAAGCTAGATCGTACTCCAGATAGTTGACGCTCGCGGAGTTGAGAATCGCCCAGGCTCGCAAGATTCCATCGTGTGCGGTCACGGAGCGGGTACCACTCAATCCGCTGGGCGTAATGTCCGTCCATGTACCGTTCGGGGCGCGCAAAAAGACGTTGCTGCTGATGATAAGCGCGGCGTAACCTCCTGGCAGGGGTGCAATCTTCGCATCTGCCGAGGTCGTTGAACTTGTGGGTACCTCGATAGCGCCAAACGTACCAGTCGTGCGGTTATAGGTTCTCGCTGACGTGCGGGCGTTGTTGTTGTCGCGCCACACAAGCAGGAACGTTTCTCCATCGTCCAAGAGGGCTAGCGTCGTGCCGCGACCGTGCTGATTGGACGAACCGAACGCATCGGCGTGCTTGGGATAGCCCGATAGCATCGTCAGGGTAGCAATGTCGATGGCGGCCAACGTTGGGCGGCGTTGATTGTTGGAGTCTACGACCTCGTGCTCGTGACTGTTGAAAAAGACGTACAGGACTCCGTTCTTGGCTTCTGCCGACACGTAATGGAACACGTTGGCGGACAGTGGGGAGATGGACACCTGGACGGGCGCATCGAACGTAATCGTTCCCTCGCTGGCAACGCCCTTGTGGACCTCGATGAACTCATTGCCGCCCTGCACCCTGACGACCAGAGCCGTGCTTCCGTCATGAGTTACCGACCGCTGTCCGCTTGTGCTGACCCCCGTGAGGACGGACGCTCCCACATCGTTGGTTTCGAGGTTGACGGCAGCGTAGCGGTACTCGCTACTCGGGGCTCTCCAGAATTGATAGTTGTAGCCCTCGTGGACGAACCCCTGCCGAGAGAGGACATAGCCAAAGGGACGGTCGGTATCGGCACTGCCGAGCGAGTCCACGAGCGACTCGAACGCCACCGAGTCCAGATCGAAAGCGTAATTTTGACTTATCCCGTCCAGCTCGAGCCTACCCTCGTCCCTGCCTGGTCTTCCCCCGTCCCAAACGCATGCGAGCTTGGTCTTAGTGCCAAGTGAGGCTTCGATGGTTTGCGGGAAACTACCCGTGACAAAATTACTCATGTCGATGCTGCTGTCGGACGAGTGATGATAGACCTTGACGGTAAAGGGTATTTCCCCCGAAAGGTCTGTAGCATCGGCACCTAGCTTGAACGGGTGCTTGGCTTCAATGATGTAAATGCTGTTAGTCAAACCAATTTCGGTGCAAATGATCGTTTCGTTGGCTTGCGTAGTCTCAATAGTAGTGTTCGGTAATGCTTCTCGATGAGGTGGGAGGGTTCCACCCGCCTCGATTCCCACGCTCAAGTCGGCAAGCGCCATTAGGTCAATCCAAGCTGGCTCCCCGAGGTAACGCCACTGCAAGTGGGTGTCGGTTGCCCGGAGCTCCACTTCTCGGCCATCTTGACCGTCTTGACCAGCGGGACCAGGTGCCCCCTCCAGTTCTGAAAGCGCAATAAGCGGAGTCCATGAGGCATCCCCCATATAGCGCCATTCGATGTGCGTTGCCGACACCTGCAGCTCGAGCTGCCGACCGTCTTTGCCGCGTTGGCCCGGAAAGCAAAGTCTCATGTGATCCCCCTAGAAGTAGCTGATCTGCAGCTGGCCGTCGGCGTCGTCGGCGCGGACGTAGCGGAAGCCGGTCAGTTGCAGCTCCGCTGTCAGGATGATTGCCGCGTCGTCGGGGCGACGGTGCCCCTCGCTGGCGCTGGGTGTACTGCCATCGAGCCAGAAACGCATGTGTTTCCCTTCGGGCAGTTCCACAGTGATGACCGCGTACTTCGCCCCGTTCGGGATGCCGACCAGCTGCCTTACCGTGTCGTCGATGGGTTGCGTCCCATGCCCGATTGCGGCCTTGTGAAGGGGATGCTCGAGGTTCAGCGGTTCGCCGTCTTGATCGCGCAGGTTGACGTTGACCTCGAATGCCATGCGCCAACGCTAGATGCGCGCTGGGGTCAGACGGACGCCAAGCGCGTGATGTGTTCGGCGTCGAGCTCGAGCGCCAACGCCATAATGCGCGGCGTCTCGCGCTGCAACCACTCGGCCACCGCTTTAGCCGGGTAGCGGCCGGGGCGTTCGGGAATCAGCCAGGTACCCGCGGGATTGTTCTCGCTCAGGGTGCGGAAGGTCAGGTAGAGGCTGCTGCCGCGGCGTTCGGTCGACGTGTCCATGCGGACCATGCCGGCCATGCGCTGCGTCTTGCGGTCCTGCGGGTCGTAGCCGAGCTCCTTGAGTTCCGCCAGGGTCAACCTACCGCCCCAGTCGTACACGTTGCGCGTGACGCTCGTCTCGGGATCGTGGACGGACGGCTCGCTAAACTGGCCCGTGATGAAGCTCTTGGCCTTCTCGCGCATGCGCTCGTAGACGTTTTCCGGCATCTCGTTGCCGCTGTACTCGCCTACGACCACGGTGTCGGGCGTGCCGTGGCGGAATGGGATGATCAAGTACAGGCTGCCCTTCTTGCTGCGCCGCACCTTATGACTGGTGTAGAGGATGTCGTGCAGATCCCAGGCCGAGGCGCCCTCTTCGATGACGCGCGCCTTGGGATCGTTCGAGTAGATGCTGTAGTCGTGCTCGCCCGTTTGCTCGAGCTGAATCGAACGCAGGTAGCGGCCGCTCCAACTGCGGATGCGCGAGCCGTCGGGCAGCGCCTCCTTGCCCGAGGCGTAGTTCAGCCAGCGCCGATGCCCGGCTTCGGCGATCTCCTGGATCGCCCGCACCTGGTTGGGGAAGATGACGGCAGCGTCCTCGGCGGCCATTGCCACCGCCCGCTCGACGCCGGCGGGGAAGCCGATGGTTAAGCGAACCCTGTATCTGGCCATGCAGTAAGCATGCGACCGGTCGAGGGTCACGACGGTAGAATGACGATAGTAGTCTTTGGATCTTGTGCAATGCTGGAGGTTGTCGTTGAACAACAGTGTGTATTTGAGTCGCATACAACAAGCGCAACGAGTCATCGAGCGATACCAAAGAGATTTGAATAGCAAAAGTGGACAAGAAGCCGACAAGGTGAAGCGCATTAGCGACCTGCAAAGCCGCCTTACGAGAACGAAGAATCCATCAACGGTCCGTTCGATAACCAAGGAGTTGGAGCGACTGAATCGTGACATTGCACAGTTGCGTAAGGATCAGGCTGGATTGCAGAAGCGGATCTCTGACGAAACCAGAAAGCTTCACGACGCCCAAAACCAGTACAACGTGGAACAGTCCAAGGAGCAAGCGCGACTCCTCAGCTCGCTTAGGAGACTCGAAGAGGAAGAGGCGAGGAAGCGAGATCGCGTTGTAGAGCAGATTGAAGCGTCGTTGCCAGCCGCGGAGGCAGCGGTCGATGCAAGCTTCCATGCCTTTATCTCTCACGCTTCCGAGGATAAAGAGGACATTGCTAGGCCGTTAGCAGAGGGCTTGCAGAAACGTGGCTACAGGATCTGGTACGACGACTTTCAGCTCAGGGTAGGCCATAGTCTCCGTCGCTCAATCGATCAAGGGCTGGCTAGCTCGCGCTTCGGCATCGTCATCTTTTCGCCAAACTTCTTTGCAAAGGATTGGCCGCAATACGAGTTAGATGGACTTGTTAACAACGAGGTGTCGGGGGCAGCTAGAATTCTTCCGCTCTGGCATAAGGTTTCTAAGAATGAAGTGCAAAGGTACAGCCCGAGCCTCGCCGATAAAGTGGCTTTGAATACGGCCAACTACACGCTTGAGGAGTTGGTCGACAAGCTTGCAGAGGTCATCGGTAAGCCCTAAGAGCGCCCGTAGCTCGCCCCCGGCCGCGGATACTGCTCCCACAGCCTGAGCGCCACCCGGCGCGGCAGCTCGAGCCCTCCCTGGTGGCGTACTTGTGGCAGGTCGCGCCAGACGTAATACTCCGGCGCCGCCTCGTAAACGATGGCGTACGGCCGTCCGGCTGTCGGCCCCTTGCCCTCCGCCCAGACGACCGCGCCGTTTTCGAGGGTGAAGTCCTCGCCCTCGAGGTACTCCGTGGGAGCGAAGGCGCTCGTGAGGCTGTAGCAGCGCTCGACGCTAAACACGTAACCGTAGGTGAGGTGCTCGCGCTCCCCGCGATGGAGGACTTGCTGCGTGCGGATGCGCGCGTGGGGCACCAAAAACCGGTCGTGCTCGCCGATGAGCTGCCACACCGGGTTGAGGTTGTCTGTCGTGTGGGGCGTCTTCAGGTAACGATCCACCGTCAGGTGCAGATCGCGGTGATGCACCTCGCCCATCTCGCGCCACTCGCGGTGGCTCATCAAGTTCGTCACCAGGCCGCGGACGGTTTGCGGCGCCAGGTAGCGCACGGTGAACTCGGTGCCGTGCGGCGGCTCGGTGGCGCCGAAGACGACGCGGCCGTCCACGAGGGTCGCGTCGCCATAGACGGCGCCGTGCTCGTCCCGTACCTCGATCAACGCCGCCGGGCCGACGAAGGCGTGCTCGAGCACCGGCGGCCTGGTTTCCGAGCCCATGTAGAAGGTGGCGAGCTGCTCGAGCTGCTCGGGTTGCGGCCAGCTGTAGCCGTAACCGAGGCAGTTAGCGCACTCGAGAACAGGAGAGCCGTCGCTGCGGTGGCGGCACGGGCAGATGGTCGAGGGGAAGTAGACGAGCTGCCAGCTCTGCGCGCCGTTCAGGACGTCCGTGAACTTCTCCGGGCGGAACGAGACGGTGCCCGCCATTGCCTACACCGAGAAGATGCGCGGGCCGCGCTGTGCCGCGAAGTACATGCTGAGAAAGGCGTCGAGTTCCGCTTCCAGGCTGCTCTGCAGCGGGCTCAGCTTGTGCGACGTGGCGGATACCGGATAGGAGCGCGATTGGGAGAGCCCGTCGACGCTGACGCTCTCGCTGGTGTTGGATCCCGACTGCAGCATCGCCAGCGCCGGCAAGAGCGAGATGACCGCTTTGAGGCCGACGGCGTGCGCCAGGTCCGGCTCGTCTGCGAAGACGTCCTCAAAGCCGGCGCGATAGACGATGCGCCAGGCGTTGGGAATGCGGCGTTTCGAGGCGACGATGGAGAGGTGAAACGAGCTCGCCGCGAAGGTCTGCAGGCTCAGGTAACCAGGGTAGAGGCGCAAAAAGTAACGCCGCTCCGAGAGCTGCCACCAGTCGTGGGGGAACTCGATGATGGTTGGCAGCGCCTGGCCGCCGAGCCCCAGGCCGACATAGTCGATGCCCTTAACGGGACCGTAGGGCAACTGGATCGACGCCCAACGGTCGGCATGCCACGTTTGCGGGTCGTAGTCGATGCCGTTGCTGCTGATGATGGCGCCGCTCTGTGGTTGTGCTTTTGGCGGCACGTTGCCGAGCACGACGTGCGTCGGCTCGAAGAGCACGCCGAACTTACGAGTGAAGAATGCCTTGGCCTCGCGCAGCGCGTCGTCGAAGTTCTCGCTCGCGAACGGCTTGCCGCTGGCGTCCTCGAGCGGGACGCCCTGTAAGAAGCGGCGCTTAAGGTAGGCAGCGTCGAGCGCCATACCTGTAACGCCTCGTCAGTCCCAGCAAGACGGTCCCGTCCGACAGCGCCGCCACTTCCTGCTCGCGCACCGGCAGGCGGGCGCCATTCACATAGAGGATCGACCGGTACATGGTCAGCTTATCTCCCGTGGTGGCCTCGAACAAGCCGTCGTCGTCCAAGATCACGAAGGCGCGCTTGCCGCGGCGCTCGAGCCTGAGCACGTAGCCGTAGCGGCCTCGCAAGCGCGCCAGCAGTGCCGCGTCGTTACTGGCCGTCGCTCCCACCCTCGTCGCTCGAGCCTGCGAGGGCTTCAGCTACCAGGGCGATGAGGTCGGCCTTCTTCGCCTCGGGGTCGAAGGCGACCTTGAGCTGCCGCAGCGCGCGTTTGTATTCGTCGTTGCCGATGCGCTCGCGCTGCGCCTCCGACGCTTCGGCGAAGCGCGTGGCGAAGCTCTCGAGCCACGCCGCGTCGGGGTCGGTCGGGCGCGACTCGGTCTTCTCGGTGGTGACCTTGACCGGCTCGGGCTCGGACACGAGATCCCCGCTTACTGCATCGACGATGACGTAGCCGGGCACGCGCCTGAAGGGCTCGACGTGCGCGGCGTTGGCCGGTTCGGACACCACAGCGCCGAGCTTGTCGCTGAAGCCGAACAGTAGGCCGTTCACGACGCACTTGCCGCGCCGGCGCACGGCGTCGGCGACGCTCGGCGCGTTCACTACCTTCACGCGAAAATCCATATCGACCTCCGCGCTCAGCGTCGAGCGCTCGAGGGGTCAGACGCCAGCGCATCCGCTACGCTCCCATTCGCTTCGCTCAGGCTTCCCCTGTCAGGGTCAGCCCGAAGGGACAAGAATGAAAAACCCCTCCGGATGGAGGGGTCGAGGGAGTGCTAGCAACGGCTAGCCGTGCGGCTTCCACTTCACGTTCTTCGGCACGACGTTGGTCACGACCCAGTGCCGTTGCGGGATCGCCAGCTTCAGCGCGCCGAAGAGCAGCACCGCCCACGGGTACGCGGCCTTGTCGGTCGGGTACAGCGGGAACTGCATCAGCGGCAAGAGCTGCGTCCAGTCGATGGAGCGCTCGGTCAGCTCGAGCAGGAAGATCTTCGAGGCGCCCGGCAGGTGGTGGTTCTTGTCGTCGTAGGTCAGGGTGGTGCTCGGGTTCTCCGGGTCGGGGTTGGGCACGCGCTGCACGAGGCGCAAGTCCGCCGCTTCGGGCGCGGCCGCCGGGTCTTGCATCGAGCGGTAGATGACGAACCCCGACTGCGTGGGCGACGCGGGCGGCTCGATCTCGAGCCGGGCGAAGCCATCTGCGGAGATGGTGACGGCCTGGATGGCGGACAGCGGCCCCTCGCCCTTCTCGCTGATGGCCGCAACCGCATACCAGTACGTGCCCGCGCGATCCGCACCGAAGCGGCTCTCGGCGTCCGGACCGACTTGCGCGCTGGCCGTCAAGGTTGGCGCTGCCGGCGCGTCGTCGTTGGGGGCCTTCGCGCGCACCACCACCGGCGCGGTGATGTTCTCGTAGGTGCCCTCTTCGATCCAGACGCTTTGGTTCAAGGCGACCTTGCCGTGCGAGGTGTTGATCCCCAACACGGGCGCGCCGTACTCGATGTCGGTGTTCTTGTCGAGCCGCACGCGCCACTGCGGGTGCAGATACAGGTCGAGGTCGTTCTGGATCGACGGCGTGACGTAGGCGTCGGTGATCTTCCCGTAACCGCCCTCGGGGCCGCGGACGCGCGCGAAGGCGTCGTACACCGCGTTATAGATCTCCTCGGTGTCCGAGCTGCCGTCTAGGTCGATGATGTGCTTCGGGTAGTCGCGCGCCAGCTTGGTGTAGATGCCGTCAAACTGTTGCGGCAGCACCGACTCGTCCCCCGCGAACAGGCTCCACTCCACGTCGCGCAGCAAGCGGTTGGTGGCGGACTCGTTCTCCTCCGCCTTGATGTCCTCGATGGTCTGCTGCAGCTTCGCCGCGACCGTGATCTCCGCCGAGGTCATCAGGTACTTGATGCGCAGCACGTCGCGCTTGAACTCGGTGCGCGCCTTGCGGATCGAGGCGTACTCGCTATGGAACGTGCCGCCGACGTCGCCGCCGATGCTCGTTTTGGTGCTCCACTCGTGCACGCTCGAGCGGGTGCGCTTGCGGGTGAGCCTACGCCAGAGCGTGTAGGTCTCCTCGCGCTCGGTGACCGCGCGCAGCACCCCGTCGAGGGCCTCCAAGCGGATGGCCGGCACGCCGGTGAGGTTGCCCTTGAAGTCGAGGACGTTCGGGTCGCCCGCGGTTTGCACCGCCTTGGCGAACGCCTCGAACTCGTCCAGCGAGTTGAGGTTGCCGAAGCTTCCGACTCCAGGTCCAGCCAGCGGGCCGCCGAACTGGGTGTTGTGACCGACTCCTCCGAACACGATGCCTCCTAGTTCTTAAGCGGCAACCCGACAACCGACAGCTGCTCGGGGCTGAATTCCTGGTAGACCTGCTCGAGCTTGCCGGCGTTCAGCATCGACTCGAGCTTGGCGACGTCGCGAGCGCTGAAGTGCTCGAGGTCGGTGGCGGCCTTGGCGACGATCTCGCCGCGGTTGAACGGCTGGGGCTTCGCCGGAGCGGTGGGGAGCTTGCGCTTGCCCGCCTTGCGCGCGAGCGGGGTCTTCGCGACGTCCTCTTGCAACCCCTCGAACGCCTTGGCGAAGCTCGCCTGCTCGTCGACCAATCCCATGAGGCCCTTGGCGATCAGCGCGCTCTGCTGCAGTTGACGCTGCTGCACCTCTTGGATGCCCTGCAGCGTGGCGACGAGCTCCTCGATGAGCGGCGTGGCGTCTTGGGGCTGCAGCTCGTGTGCCTTGCCGACGACGTCCATGCCCTCCTCGGGCTCGTTCGCCTCGGCGGCGTCGTCCTCCTTGTCCTGAGCGAAGCGAGCGGAGTCCTCATTTTCTTCGGCGCTCGCTGCTACGGCAGCGTCGAGCTCCTCGAAGTCCTCGTCGAGGGAAGTTTCAAGCTCGTCGTTGTCGGCTTCGGCGTTAGGCTCCGAGGCCATGCCGGCAGCTTTGGCGAACAGGCCACGCAACACCGCCAAACCGCGCTTGTCCTTGCTCATGGTGCCTCCTTCATGCTGCCAGCGTGCAAACGGCAAGGGGTCAGGCTGCTTTACGCGCGCTTCAACGTGCGATTCGCCACATCGTCGGCCCATGTGCCGAGCTGCCGAGCGAAGGCTCGAGCCAGGCGTTCGGGGGCGCCGAGGCGCTTGAATTCGCTCGCGACCGCCTCGAGCGTGCCTTCGACCGTGCCTTGCACGATGCCTCGCAGCACCTTCGGCTTGAGGCGCTTATAGAGCTGCTTCGGTGTGGTTCGGCGAGCGCTGCCTTCGAGGGCTTCCCGACGCAAGGCGGCAGTGCCCTTGAGCTCCCCCTTTGGCGCCAGTGCGCCGTCCTCGCCGGCCGTCACGACCTGGGCGGCGTGCACGGCCTTCGCGAACGTTTCCACATTGAAGTACGCCACGGAGCCGCTGACGAGCGCTCGCGGGCTTGCCATGGCCTTGGCGATGAGCTCGTCGCCCTCAAACGGCCCCATCGGGCTCGAGCCGACCGGGCCGAGGGCGGGATGCTGCGCGCGGTTGGCGAAGCCGACACTGAACCAGATGAGTGGTCCCTTGATGAAGCGAACCGTCCGGCCGCCGCGCACCTGCAGTTCGACGGCGCCATGCGGCATGCGCCCGAGCACCGAGGGGAACCAGCGCTTGGCCGGCCTGAGTTGCGTGAGCGAATGCCAGAAGGTGTCGGCCCACCAGCCGTTCGAGCCTTCGGGAGGCGGCGTGGTGGGGGAGAAGACCTCGCCCGCGACCCAGATGCTCTTGCCCTGGCGGCGCACGTCTCGAGGCAGGCCAATGGTGTACTCCGGGCGCGCGATGCCGCGCGGGTTGCCGAGATAGCTGAAGTGCCCGATATCCAGATCGCCCTGCTCGAGGAAGTGTTTTCGCGAGTTCCACAGCGCCTCGCAGGCGATGTCCTCGCCCTGGCGATCCACCACCCCTTCGCGCGACGTCTCGAAGTAGACGATCCGCCGGCCCTCGCCGGCGTCGATAGCGTCGGCTTTGGCGGCGACGTGAGGTAGCGGCAGGACGACCGTGTCCACGCCGCTGGGGAGGATGAGACTCATGCTCGAAGCATGAGCCTATGTTGGGGTCAGTTTTTATCTACAGAAGACGTGCTGCGAACTCATGGGGCAACTTGTTGTTCTTTCGATGATTGCAGGATGCACATGCCACCACTATGTTTTTGGGCAAATTAGTGCCACCCCGGCTTAGTGGAATGAGGTGGTCGGCGTGGTATCGGCTGCGCTCTCCCGGCAATTCTCGGTAACACCAGTGGCACCTGTTCTTCTGAGCCACCCGCTGTCTTTCGACATCTTGTTCGGTGTAGACACCCTCTGCGCCAATCTTACGAGCACGCCTATTTCTATCCATTTCGCGAACCTTGTCGCGGTTATTCCGTTTCCACCTTCGCTCGGCTGCTCGAGCTATACTGAGGTCGCTGTCGTCACCGCGTTCGACGCGCCCGAGTCGGACGTGCGCCGTTACCGGAAGGGCACATGACATGGCCGATGCAACTAAAGCCAAGCGCAAGGTCATTACTCATCCCGATCAGCTCCCCGACTTCTCCAAGCTGACCTGGGAGGAGGAAGACGAGTTTTGGCGCACCCACGATTTTGCCGAGGGCGTCTTTGAAGAAGGCCCTGAGGTCGATGCCGAACTGGATGGGCTCTTGGGCATCGACCGGTCGAAAGACGGAACAAGGACGAAGTAGCTCCGCCACGAGGCCGGAGCGATGAGGCAGCCTGACCCCCGCTAGGCTCGAGCCTGGGGCATGCCCGACAATGATGTGCGCATCAATATCCGAAGCAGCTTTTCCAGCGAGGGTGCCGACGACGTCAAATCCGACGCGCGCGAGCTACGTGAAGAGTTCGAGCATCTGGCCGATTCCATCGGAGACGCGGACGCCATGTTGCGCGAGCGCTACGCCAGTGCCGTCGAAGACGCCGCGCGGCAAACGAGTCGTGCGGCCGAGGTCATGGCGCAAGTCGGTCCCTTTAGCGGCATACTCTTTGCGGATGTCGCACGGCAGGCCATACAGGCGGGCGACCTCGACGCCGCCATCTCGGCGATCATGCAGGGGTACAAGACCGACGAGCCGCGAGCCATCCTGCAGCGCCTACAACAAGAAGTGTTGGAGGCGCGTCGCGCTACGGCAGACGTCGACCCTAAGGCGCCGGAGCCCGAGCTTGGCGATCCTCGTTCGCCCCGCATCGCCGAGCAGCTGCGCCGCCGCGTCGAAGACGCCATTCCGACGGTCGAGGCCAATCTCGTGCTCGGCCGAGCAGGAGGGGCCGAACGCAGTCTCGGGCTGGCCGAGCAGTATCTCGAGCAGCTCAGGCAGCTCGAGGGCAACACCGCCGAGCTAAAAGCACTGGGTGGCATCCTCGGTAAGCATCGCGAGAGCTTGGAGGACCTGAAGACCAAGCAGCCTCTCCCGCTGCCCGATCCCGCACAACCGCCGAGCCCGGTGGACATGGAAGGCTTTGCCGACACGCTGGTCAAGATGATGCGAGACCGGGGTTTGGGTGGAGCGGGCTCGATAGGGGGGATGGTCGGGCGGCTTGGGCGTTTCCTTGGCCCATGGGGGATGGCGCTGACCGGCGTGACGGTAGCTGCGGGAGCGGCACATTCACTACTCGGTCGCATAGCGAGCGGCGCGCGCGAGGCACGCGAAGAAGCGCTGGCATTCCACGAGCTTGCACGTGAGTTCGGTGCCGACGAGAGCATCTTGCAACACTTCCTCAATATCGAAAACGCCACCGGCTTCAACGTCTTCCGTACCAGTCCCGAGCTGCAGGCGCTGCGTTACACGACGACGGAAGCGGGACGCTTCGCTGCGCAGTACGGCGTCATGGCGCCCAACGTCGGAGCGGCCTTCTACCGCCCCACCCGACGAGAGGTCGATGCGTTGGCCCAAACGCTGCTCGAGCCGGGTGGAGATATCGAGGAGGCACGGCGCCTTGCCGAAGCGCAGTTGCGCAACAATCCGCCCGAAAGCGGCTCTGGCCGCTACGCCAGTCCTTACGCCCGCGAGTACGGGCTGTACCTCGATACCGTTGCCGGTTTGGGCCTCGCTCGAGCCACCGGCATCGACGAGTCGCAGATTGCCGCGCTCATGCGCAACGCGGCTCTAGTCGGCACGTTCGAGCCCGGCTTTGCCGAGCAGTTGGCCAGGGTGCTCTTTCAGGCCGTCCGGGACGGGACGGCCGAAGGCGTCAGCGCAAGCGAAACGCTCGTTTCCATGAAGTCGTACTTCGAGCGGCTGGCAGCAAGCGGCATCCGCGGTGATATCGAGGGCAGCGCGACCATTGCAATGTTGCAGCAAGTGCTGAACGAGTCGGCCAACCGAACCCTGCGGGGCGAAAGCGGGGCCCGGGCCCTCACAGGCATGATCACCGGCATGACGGAACTGGGCGACCCAGGGCTCGAGCTCTTCATGCAACGCGCGTTTGCCGGCCTCACTGCGGAAGACGTGGGCCTGAGCGGCGAAGAGGCGGTATGGTTCGAGCAACTTAGCCCGGTCGTGCGCGGCCGCATTATCGCCGAGCGTGCCCAGGCGGGCAACTATCGAGCGCTGGAGGCGCTGGGCGCGCAGTACAGCGGCGCGTTTGGGGAAAACCAGAATCTACAGGTCGAGTTCGCCCAGCAGTATCTTGGCCTGTCTCGCACACAAGCGTTGAGCCTTCTAGCGGAGCACGGCGGCGACCTCTTTCGCGTCTTCACCTCGGGCGAGGATGTCTACCGGCAATCGTTGCAGCGCTACGAGGCGGCGCAGATTAGCGATGAGGGGATCGGGGGCGAGGGGGCGCTCAGGCGCATGGCTATCGACGCGGAGCAGCGAGCGTTTATCGATGCCGAACGGGAGCGCGTTGGGTCGTATGTCTTCGCGCTACAAAACTTCGATGTCGCGATTACCGAAACCACGCTAAGACTCAACGAGTTTTGGAGGAACCTCGCGGGAATTGTTGCCGGGTTGCGCCAAGATCCACTGTTGGGTCGTTACATCGGACTGGGGCTCGAGCAGCTTCACCAAGACGAGCTTCAGCGGGGTGTGTCGAGCGGCCTAATCGATCAGGGCGCGTACGACAACGCCTATCAGGCCTATCGCGATCTCGGCATGAGCCACGAAGAAGCTCGCTCCGTGGCGCTGCGGACCGTCAGGCAGTCGTCTCCTCGGGGTGGGCAGGAGCCTGAACAGGAAAGGCCGGAGCTTCAGCTTGAGCTCGGCCGACTCAACAGAAGAGAGCCCCTGACGCGAGAAGAGCTTGTATTAGAGATGTACGAGGCGGCCGTGCGGTTGCGCGAGGCGGGTTACCCGATCAACCCCGCGGTTTTGACGGCACAGGTCGTTTTAGAAAGTGGCTATTTAGACTCGGAGCTGGCATGGCGCTACAACAACCCGGCTGGCGCCAAAGCTGGACGCGGCTGGACGGGTGAGACGGTCAACCTTGAGACTACCGAAAACACACCGACTGGCGAGGAGTACCGCGTGCGCGCGGACTTTCGGGTTTATGGCAGTTTCGAGGAAGCGCTGCTTGATTATGAGCGAGTCATGCAACTGCCGTGGTATGCGGAATCGGTAGCCAATCCCGATGATATCGAGCGCTACATCCAGGGACTCATGCCCATTTACGACGCTGCGGGGCGCCAAATTAAGCCTGGTTACGCAACCGACGTCAATTACGATAGAAAACTCGACAACATCATCCGCCGGCATGGACTCGACGAGCGGGAGCTCGAGCGTCTTCAGCGTGCACACGAACTTCCCGAACGGACGGCATCCGGCTACGAACCCCCAGCCTACACACCGCCCGAGTCCGCTTCCGAATCGGCCGGTGCCTGGATAGAGGTGGGCGGTAACCGCTTCTACCAATTCAGCGAGGCGGAACTAGACGAATTGATGCAGCGTTATCTCGCTCAGGGCATGGATGAAAGGCGTGCTCGCGACATGGCGACTCGCCTGTTGGAAACGCTTGGCCCGCAGGCGCTCGAAGGGTATCGGAGAGGCGGCTTTACCGGTTGGGGTGGGCGCGATGAGGTGGCTGGGCTGGTACATCGTGGCGAGTTCGTCGTCAATGCCGAATCGACCGAACGTTACCAAGGCTTGCTCGAGCGCCTCAACGCCGGCGACGACCATGGCGTGCTATTGAGCGCGCTACGTGATGCGCCAACTTCGCCCGAATCCTCGAGGGGCGGGGAATCCTCGATTCACGTCCACCTCACGCTCGGTGGGGAGGCTCGACTCGTAGGCGGCAACCTCGACGAGGCCGGGCGAGCGCTGGCGGATTACCTGACCCCGGCGCTCGAGCGGTGGGGGCGCGAACGCTTCAGCCCGTGGAACGCCGGTCACCGTAGGGGCGAGTGAAGCGCAGTAAGCACGACGAAACAGGTGATCTGGGCCGTCTGCGGTCCTTCGAAGTAGAGGCGGTGGCTGGCGAACGGCTGAACGAGCAGTAATCGCCGCCCCTCGCTTCCGCGCAGCAGCCACAGTTCGCCCGCCATCGACGACAGCCCTCTCAGCACGATGATGTCGCGTTCGCCCTCGAAGCGCGCTTCGGTGTATCCCTGATCTCGCAGTGCCTGGAGCGCGCTCAGTTGCCAATTCACGCCTTCCATGTCGAGCGGCGGGTGTTCCACGCAGACCGTTTCGGGCTGTATGCGATAGTACGGATCGGCGAACCCCACGCGGTACAGTTCGTTGACGATGGCAGCCTCGACCAGCCAAAGGCCCCCCTCGGAGAATTGCACCCTCGTGCCCGAGGGATGATCCGGAATATCGATAGCTAGCGCTAGCGCGTATACGCTCCACACCAAGACAGCAACCCACTTCATGGCTTCTCCTGCGCTCAGCATACCAAGAACTGACCCCCGATGGGATGGAAGGTTCAAGCATGCGCGCCACCGAAAGCGATATCGCGGTCAAGCTGCATCTGCAGTCGGGACAGGTACTCGACCTGAGCCACCTGGTGGTCGAGTACGCGGACCGCTCGAGCTTAAATGCCTTCCCCTCCTTTGGGCTGACCGTGCCAGCCGTTTACCCCGAGCCCGGCCCGTTTGAGGGGAAGCCCTTTGCTGAATTCGTGCGGCTCGGCGATATTCTCGAAGTCGGGCTGATCTCCACGGATGGTAGTCACGGCCCTTATGGGCTTGGCGGGTATCGGACCGCCATGGTCGGCATGGTGCAGCAGCTGAGCCTGAGACAGGCGCTGTCCGGCGACGATCTCATCAACGTCTGCGTCATCGGCGGCTCGAGCCTCTCCGGCGTGATGCTCAACGAGTCCGTAAGCTACTTTTTGGCGTACGGCGCGGCGCACGGCGTCTTCCGGGCGCGAGGATTGGTGCCGCTTGAAGACCTCAACAACGTGCGTCTGGACGCGGCGCTCTTGGCCTTTACCCGTGGTGTGGCCTACAGCATGCTGCGCATCGAACGCCCTCAAGGGAAGCTCGAGGATCTTCTGGGTGCAGCGTTCAAAACGCTTGACGGCGAAGGCGTCTTCGATACCGCCTGGGGACGGTACGAAGGCTCGTTCTGGGGGTTTTTGCAGAGCTACGCCGACCAACCACTGCACGAGGTGTATGCCACGCATTGGCCTCTGGCGCGAGTTCGCGAGTTTGCTGGGTTCACCCACCTGCCAAGAGTCTCCTGGGGGGAAGACCGCGTGGTGCCGGTGCTCGTCATTCGCCCTGCCCCATTCCCGTACTCCGAGGATGGCGGCCCCGCGAGGCTCGACGACTGGCGGGCGTTGCCCGTGCACGACCTTACAGCCGCGGACTGGGAGGGCTCGGAAGAGCGCTCCACGGAGCTGAGCGCGAGCGAGGTCGCCAATTTCTTCTATGTCTACCCCCGCACGTTTAACTTCGACGAGGTGTTTAATCTCACGTACGCGCCGGTAATCATTAATGACGACTCGTGGAAGCGGCACGGCTATCGGCCGCTCAGCTTCGCCTCGTGGCTGTGGGGAAGAGGCGCCGCCAAGGAGGGCGCCGAGAACTATTTCCAGCGCCTTAACTGGCGCCTGGCCTCGCAGCACAATCGAAGAGACGAGTTTTTCGGCGGTCAACTAACCATGCGGCTGGCCCCCCATATTCGCGTAGGCGAGCGGATCAAGCTGCGGCACCGTGTCGGCGACGACACCACGGTCGCCTTGGCGTACGTTTCAGGCGTCTCCCACCGCTTTTCCGTCCGCGGCCCGAGATTGACCACGCTGAGCATCGAGCGCGGGCTTGCCGAGCGCTTTTACGAGGATGGCGCGTGGTTCGTGAAAGGGCTTATCCAGCACAACCCCATTCGAGACGAGGCGTTGCCGGTAGCCGTTGTGCGGCGCAACGACATACCGGGCGCACATCGCCTGGAGGAGTAATGTTTACTGGCTTACATGAAGCACAGGTCGTGTCACCTCGAGTCGATGGCCGCCTCGAGGTGCTGCTCAACGACTACACATTAATGGGTGGCACGCTGACGGTAAGGGTGCTGCGCCCCTACGCGCACCCTAGCGCAGGCCATTATCAATTGCCTAGCGTCGGCATGTGGGGCTTGGTCGCGTTTACCCGCAACGATGCCCGAAGCGGCGTCTGGCTCGGCAGCCTCGACGACGATCTGCGCAACCTCATCCCCGAGGAGCTGTGGGAAAGCGACCGCTACGCCGAACTCAGCCACCACCCCTCCGACACCTACCTCATTCAGCACGGCGACGGCACCACCGAGAAGCTGTGGCCGGATGGCTCGCTCCTCAAACTCACCACCGGCAAGGACGGCAGCGTCTCCAACGAGACGAAGCGCAAGAGCAGGACGCCGCGCAAGATGCGCCGCAAGACCGGCCCCATGACGAGCGAGCGCCAGGCGTACGTACCTCACAGCGAGCCGCCCGTCGACGTGGAGTTCGAGCATTCGAGCGGCGCAGTGGTGCGCATTACCGCCGACGGGTCGTTTCTGCTGCGCACGCCGCGGGGGCATCTCTGGCGGATGCACGACGCAACCGAGAAGGCGCGAGATCCTGAAAGCGGCGAGGCGACCGCCACGCCCGAGGAGGACGCCGGCCGGGTAGCCAGCCAGGTAGCGGTGGAGAGCGAAACAGGGCACCAGCTCATCTTCATGGATGACCCACAATCGGCGGCCAACGACCGCTATGTGAAGCTCGAAACTGCCGCCGGGCACGTGCTCGAGCTGCGCGACCTCGCCCCGGACGATCAGCACGTGAAGCTCGAGACGGCCGCGGGCGTCAAGGCGGAGCTGCGCGATACCCCCATCGTCAAGGCCACCATCGAAACGCCCGGCGGCCGCAGCTTCGTCATGGACGACGACGCGGCGCAGACCGTCGTCACCGATCCCACAGTGATCAATACCGTGTCGCCGGTGGCTAACGTCATGGCGGACGAAGTGAATCTCGCCGGTGGCGGACCTGGCGTAGCCCGCCTCGGCGACCAGGTCACCATCGTCATTCCCAGCGGCTCGAGCGCTGGAACCTACATCGGATACGTCACCAGCTCGAGCGACCGCACGTTTAGCGGGTGAGTCATGGCCTGTCCCGAGTGCATGGAACCGATCGTGGCGAGCATGCCCCAAGCCGAGCGGGATGCGCTCGAGGCCAAGGCGAACGCGGCTATGGCGGCGCTGAATGACAAAGTGGCTGCCATCGACCAGGCGCTCGCTGGGCTCGAGCTGGCGCGAAGCACGCTCGTCGCCAAGCGGAACCTCGCTCAAACGCTCGTGGACGATGCGAATGGCCTTCTTGCCGATCCCTTTTTCGGCCATGGCAACTGCCCGCCTATCGACGCACTGGCTGACGCACTGGGCGACGTTCACCATGAGGCCAGCCAAGAGCTTACCCAGGCCCTGGGGAGCCTCGACAAACTCGACGACGCCATTGCCGAGGCGACGGCGAAGAAGAATGCGCTCCTCGCGACGCATAGCCAGTTGGCGACGTTGTTGAGCTGCTTGCAAGGGGCGCCATGAGCCCCAAACCTGAAGCAAGGGGCTTCAGGCTCCTGGCAGCCTGGCCGCTCCGTACCGGGCTGTCGGGAGTCCAGGCCCAACCCGGTAGATTCCTGTCATTCTAGCTCGAAGAGTAGCTCGAGCCGTACACATTGCCTTTGGCAGCTACGTGGTTGGCTTCTTACTGCTTGGGAAACAGTTCGTCCAGTCTCGTGCAGTCCTCGAAGTCGCGCCACACGCCGACAACCTTACCGATGACACGAGCCACCTGCTCGGGCAAGATCACCGCATCGTGGGCGCTGTCGCCCTGTAGGTTGCGAGCAACGTAATACCGACCGGTGCTCGTGTCTACAATCTCGCGCACGACGGCATAGCCGGTCTCCTTAAGCTCGAGCACGACCGCGTCGCCGGCTTGCCCTTGCTGCGAGCGATCCACGAATGTGTAGTCGCCTTCGCGTAAAGGTTGCGCTCCGCCGTCCATACCTTCGCCGAGCAACCTGACGAGGACGAGATCGCGATCCCGGACGATTCCTGCAGGGAGGGGAATCGCTACGCCTCTCTCGCTCCATCGCTGGGGCTTCTTCATGGCCTTAGAATACCTAAAATAATAAGGCTTAGGAAGGGGCCTTGAGCGACAGTCGCGTTGCCTGACCCCAATCGTGCGTCACCTTACCCGCATGGCCAAGGTGTATCTGCGCTTGCTCGAGCCCACCGGTGCGCTCGTCCCCTGTCCGGTGTCGTTCATCGGCTCGAGCGGCGTCTGGGCGTTCCCCCTCGGCCTGCAGTCTTATGGCGAGGAGCGGCTCGCGCGCGTGCAGGTGCTGCATATCCCCGACGGTGTGGCGGCCGACAGCCTGGGCATCTCGCCGCCGGTGTTTCAGCTCGAGGCGACCTTCGGCAGTAAGCCGAAAATGGTCCGCGGCCGCACCATGAGCGCGCAGGAGGTCACCAACGACCTGATCGCGTTCGTGCAGTTCTACTTCAGCGAGCGCCGCCAGCGCGTGCGCGAGCGTAACGATCTGATCGAGATGGCGCTCGATGACTTCGTGCACGCCCGCCACTGGATCGTACAGCCCGATGGGGCGCCGAAGGTGCGGCACGCTGCGCGCGAGCCCGTGCGCACGTATTGGTCGATGACGCTGCAAGGTTTGCGGCGCTGGCAGTCGACCACCACCCCGCTCGATGCGCTGGCCAGCGCGCTCGTCCCCGGCACCAGCGCGCAGATCGGCAGAGAGTGGGACCGCTTCGACGCCTTCGCGGGTGAAACATGACGCTGCCGGCGTTGCGCGCCCGCCTGGCCGCAGGCGAGGCGAGCGTCACCGATCTCCGGCGCGCGCTCGAAGCGGCGAACGCTCGCGATGGGCTCGAGCTCGTGACGCAAGGCGCCGCTTCGCTATCGCGCGTGCGCGAGCGGCTGGAGGCCTTCTTGGGCGAGTACGAGCTGGCGCTGTCCGCGTCGATTCGAGCGCAGTTGCAGGCGTTGCAGGTTCTCATGGGCGAGGTGGGCACGCGCCTGGCAGCGCTGCTCGAGCCGGACGGCAGTCTGCCACCATCCCTGAGCGCAGCGAATGGGACGGTCGACGTGATCGGCTTGCTCGACGAGGCGACGGCCTACACCTTTACCGAGCTGGTGGACCCCGGCGATTTGGACGTGATTCGGCTCGACACCAAGCTCGAGCTGAACGTCGACGTCGATCACTTGCGTCAGCTGCTAATTCGCGCGGGCACCGCGTCCTTTCGCGTGACGCTCGAGGCCGAGGGTACGGAGCCCGAAGAGCAAGAGGCCTTCGAGGCGTGGCTCGAGGAGGTGGACGGTAGCCTCACCATCACCGCTGCGCCGGCGAGCGGCGCCCCCATCGACCTGGAAGGATACGACGCCGTGGTCGCGCTGGCGGCGTCGCTGGCGGATTACGGCTTGCTGGTGGGCCCCATAAGGCGCACCGCCGTCCTCACGAATGCGCTCCTGGCCGAAACGGGCACGCTCGCGCAGTGGGGCACGCGCGTGGCGGCCCCGGTGGCGCTCTCGGTCGTTCAGGGCTACGCCCGCGCCGATGCGCCTCGCCATCATCGCAGTACCCAAGCGCGCCTGGCGCTCGGTTGGGCCGTGCAGGCGCTGCGGGAGGTGTAGATGCCGCGCTACGCCGTCTATGAAGTCAAGCAGTTCGACGACATCCGCCGCCTGGCTCAGCACCTACTCGGTGACTTGCATCGCTGGCGCGAGCTTGTCACTCTGAACCGGCTCGAGTATCCGTACATCGTCAGCGACCCGGCGCAGCACCTCGGCAAGCGGGTGCTGCGCCCTGGCGACCGCATGCTCTACCCGGGCCGGCCGGTTCGGCAGCTCACGCCCGCTTCGGCGCAGAACGCCGAGGCCGATGCGTACGGGCGCGACTTGCGCTTGACTCGCGACGGCCACCTGGTGCCCATCGGCGGCAGCCTAGCGCTCGTCACCGGCCTCGAGAACCTCGAGCATGCCCTCCATCGCCGCATCAACACGCACCTGGGCGGCTTGCCGGCGCACCCGCGCACCTACGGGCACCTCGCCAAACAGTACGTGGGCAGCGTCGGCGAGCCCGAGTCGCTCGCGCTGATCGCGCTCGAGTTCGAGCGTTGCCTCCGCCGCGACTCGCGCGTGGCCAGCGTCGAAGTGTCAGGCGAACACGACGGCGCCAAGATCGCCACCACCCGCAGCCGCGTGACGCCGCACCCGCCGGGTCAAGAGCTCGTGCTTGAGGAGAGCCTGGTCGTTAACTGACCCTGCCGGCGCGTCACGCTCCAACTATGATCCAGCGCCCCTACACCTACAAACCGCTCGAGGAGACCGTCTGGGAGATGCTGGCTTTGTGGTGGTCGCGGACGGGCATCAAGCCCGACGCCGAGCCCGGCAGCGTGCTGCGGACGCTCTGCGAGGCGGTCGGCTTCGAGGTCGAGGATCTGACCTTCCGTTTCGACAGTGGCCTGGAGACCGCCATCCCACTCGCGATCTTCGAGGCGTTCGGCTTCGAGCCGCTCGAAGCCACCAAAGCGACCGTCCCCGTGACCTTTACCCGTTCGGCAGCCTTTTCGAGCCCGCTCGAGATTCCTGCCGGCTTCAAGGTAGGGCGGGCCGACGGGGTGGATTACGAGGTGGTGCTCGGGGGCGAGATCCCCGCCGGCGAGAGCAGCGTGACCCTCGCGGCCTTGTGCACGGTGCCGGGCGCGATAGGCAACGCGCCGGCCAACACCGTGATCTTCCCTCGCGCGTCGCTACCGACGCTGGTCAGCGTCGCCAATCCGCAGCCTGCCGAGGGCGGCCAGGACGAAGAACCGCTGGACGATCAGAAGGCCCGCTTCGCACGTTACATCGCCAGCGTGCACCGGGCGACCCGCGCGGCGCTCGAGGCAGCCGCGCTGGCAGTAACGACCGACGCCGGCGAGCGCGCGACCGAGGTGCTGGTCTTGGACGCGGTCTATAAGACGGGCCTTTCGCCGGGCTACGTCGAAGTGTGGGTGGACGACGGCTTCGCCACCGCCTCGCTGGCGCTGGTAGACGCCATCCAACAGGAGCTCGAGCGCTACCGGGCGGCAGGCGCGGTGCATGCCACCTACCCCGTCGAGCCCGTGCCGGTGGATGTCAGCTACCAGCTCGACGGCGACCCCGACGACCTCGACGCCTGCGACCAGGCGGCCAGGGATTACGTGCGCTCGCTGAGGATCGGACAGAAGGTCTCGCGCGAGAGCCTGATCACGGCGCTGACGAACGCCGCCGTCAACAGCTTTGAAGTGACGCTGCTCGAGCCCGCCGCCGACGTGATGGTCGGCCAGACGGAGCGCGCGGTGCTCGGAGCGCTCGGCGGGAGCATGATCGATGAGTGAGGAGCGCTTCCGGCTTCCCAAGTGGCTGAGGCGCGACGGCGTCAACGCGCCGTTTCTGGAGATGCTTTGGCGCGCGCTCGCCTCGAGCGATCCCGACCTGGCGCTCGCCATGCTCTACCTCGCGAAAGCCGCCGGCAAGCACCTCGACGCGCACGGGCGACTCTACGGGCTGCCGCGCCTGCTGGGGGAGAGCGACGACCTGTACCGGCAGCGGATCGTCGCGGAGCTGCTCAACCCCCGCTCGAAGGCCGAGGCTATCGTCGGCGCCATCGAAACCGCGCTGCCGGGCGTCACTGCCAGTGTCACCACGCCCTACGAGGAAGCGCTGGCCGAGGGCGCGCACTTCTTCGACGGCACCTGGCGCTTCGACGGCGGCGTCTTCTTCAAGGAGCCCTCGAACCCGGATGCGACGGCTCGAGCCGTCTTTTACGTGGACGTCTTCGGCCCGGACCCCGATCTCACGCGAGCCAGGGCCGTCATCGAGCGGCTGCGCGCCGCCGGCTACATCCCGACCATCCGCTTCTCGTTCCAGTTCGACACGCTGCTCGAGCTTCCCCTCGAGGCGAGCGTGCAGCGGCGCGAGGTGTTCTATTTCGATGGGACGCGCACCTTCGACGGCAGCTGGTTCTTCGGGTTGAACGACGTCGGCCCGGAGGAAGCGCTCGACTGACCCCAGGCCGGGGGCAGCGTGAGGCATGCCGCGCACCACCACCGACACCTTGAAGGCAGCGCTCGCGCAGCACCTGGCGGGGGAGAGCACCCCGGCGCTGGAAGTGGTCGAGGCGGCGTTCGGGACGGGCGGCGTGGACGCCTTCGGTAACTTGCGCAGTGCCGAGCCCACCCGCACCGCCCTGCGGAGCGAGGTGCACCGCAACGACAACGTGACCGTCACGCGCGACGGCACCATCGCGACGGCGCTGGTACGGATTAATGGCGACGAGGCTGGAACGGTGACAATCTCCGAGGCGGGAATCTTCGCGGCCGGAAACAAGCTGCTGGCGTATGCCACCTTCCCGCCGCGCGAGATCGGGCCGGGCACCCAGCTCGACTTCCGCTTCAGGATATAGGAGACGGTTATGGCGAACCTCGTAGGCAATCCGAGCGCAAGCTTTTTGGCGGAGCTTGCCGAGATCAACCCCGACGGCACCACCCCAGCCAGCCCTGCACAGATGAATAGCCGCCTGCAGCGGCTGTTGGACAACGACGCGCGCGTGAATTCGCGTTTCGAAGCAGGTGATTGGTTACCAGAGTTGTGGACGTATAGCGGTGGCATTTCGAGCGACCCTGGGCAAGCCTACGTATTGCCGTCGCACACAGAACTCAAGTATGCCCGCGCTGGCCACCTTGTCACCGTTTCGGGACAACTTGCCATTAGTGATGGCAATACTGGTAGCGGCTTGTTTGCATTCACATTGCCGTACCCTACTCTACAGAGGTATGCGATGGGTGTTGCTTTTAAGCACGGGGGTTCTGCATCGCAGATCGTGGTCGCTATTGAGCTTGGGCTAGGCTTTGTTGGTTATCCAAATCATGTCGCTGCCTTGCGTCGGGAGGTCGAGAATAGTTTCCATCTCAACTATGAACACTTCGGTGGTAGTCTAAGTATCTTCCGTATTGGCCTGACGTATCCCGCTAACGTCAACCTGTGACGGGATAGCCCCATGATTGCGGCTACCTTAATCCTGTTCGGGCTGGCGGCCTTGCTCGAGCGCCTCACGGGATCGCCGTTCGTCGCTAGCTTCGTCGGGCGCCTTCTCGCGCGCGCTTATCAAGGCAGGCTTGTGCCGTCGCTGATCGGCGGCCACTACGCGGTCTACGAAGTGCGCGCCGTGCCGAGCCTCGTTCCCGGCATGGCCGCGCAGACCTGGGGTGAGGTCGTCCTGGTCAGGCGGGGCGAGCACACCCTCCGCCTCGAAGCGCACGAGCGCGAGCACGTGCTGCAGTACCGGCGGTGGACAAGCTTGCTGTTTTGGTTGGCATACGTCGCGTGCTGGCTCTGGGGTCTCGTTCGCTACCGCGACGCGACGCGGGCGTACTGGCAGATCCCGTTCGAGGTGGCCGCGCGCCGCGCCGAAAAGCTCGCCTGACCCCCGCCAGGCTCGAGCGTAGGGCATGCCCGATAACGACGTCCGCATCAACGTCACGAGCACCTTCTCGAGCGAAGGCTCGGACAAGGTTCAGTCGGACGCGCTCGAGCTGCGCGCCAGCTACGGTTCCATCTGGGAGTTCTTTCAGCGCGCTACGCCCGAAGAGATACAGCGCATGTCGCATACGGCGCTGCGCGATGTCACGCCGGCGGGCGTGACGGGCGACCTCGCCACGGCGGGCTACCGGCAACAGTTGGAAGCGGAAGAGCTCGAGCGCATCAGGAGCCTCAACGCATCTTTCCAGGAACTCGATGTATCGGCGCAACAGTTCCGAAAGACGCTTCACAGCTTCGTCACCGATTGGCTATGGGAGCGCCGTTTCCGGGACGATCCTTATTGGGGGCCACGATTTCGGGAATGGCAAGAGGAGCAAGAACGGCAGGAGCAAGAGACGCTGCGAGATCGCCACTCGCAACGGGAGCTTACGGCATCTGCAGCCGAGCTTGCGCGTTCCCCCGACGATGACGTTGCTCTCGTCCTACATGCAGCCAATGTCTTGAAGGCAAGGGAGTCGCGCGGGAACTACGCTGCCATCAACGAAGATGCTTATGGCCCAGACAATCCGGCGCTGGGCGCCTATCAGATTCTGGCATCGAATCTAGGAGGGCCTAGAGGTTGGGATACGAAGCATCTCGGGCATGAAATTACCCGAGAAGAGTTCTTGGCGAATCCGATGTTGCAGGATCAGATCGCTCGTGGCCAGCTCATGGAGTACCTCGGAAGGATGCCGGAAGGGTTGAGCCTCGAAGAACGCGCACGTCGTCTCGCCGTGGCCTGGTATGCAGGACCGGGCAGGGGAGACGCAAACCTGTTGCGCGACACCAGTCAACTTAGCGATCGACCAGTCGTCTACACGTACGAAGATGGGACGTGGCACATCGAGGCTCAGGGGAGGCGCTACGATCCCAGCGAGCGGGAAATCGAACGCCTAGCGCGATACTTTGCCGCACTTGGAGTGGACGAGTCTCTTGCCTATGGTATGGCCCAAAATCGCCTCATCGACGGTGGCCCAGCGGTGTTGGACGAGTTGCCGACGGGCTACCGAAGCGGCGGCTTCACCGGCGACGGTGCGGAGGACGACGTCGCCGGCATCGTGCACCGCGGCGAGTTCGTGGTGCGCGCCGACGAGACCCGGCGGCACCGGGAGCTGCTCGAGCGCCTCAACGCCGGCGCGGATGAAGCAGCGCTATTGGCGGCGCTGGCCGCGTCTTCGCCAGCGCCAGCCGACAGCCCGCAGGCATCCGGCGCCACGAGCGTCGTGCGCTTCGAGGGCGAAGGCCTGCTGCGCATCGAGGTCGACGAGCGCGTGCCGGAAGGCGCGCGGCTCGAGCGCTACCTCGCCGAGGGCCTGCAGCGCTGGCAGGGTGAAGTCCGCTCGCGCTTCAACCAGGGCGCGCGCCGCGGCTGACTGAAGATGGGCCCGCCCTCGAGGGTCTGACCCTATCGGGTGGCCAGGATGGCCGCATGGACATCGTCTTCGTCCCGGCGCACCCCAACAACTACAGCCTGCAGCGCGTAACCCCGACGTTTCTCGTGTTGCACGGCACCGGCGGGACGTTCCGGGGCGATCAGACGTGGGCGCAGAACCCGCACGCCAGGGCCAGCTATCACTACCTCGTCAGCAAGGGCGGCGAGGTCGTGCAGATGGTCGAGGACCGCTACATCGCCTTCCACGCGGGGGCGTCCGAGTGGTCGAAGGAAGCGGCGGAGCGGCGGGGCTTTCCGTTCAGCGAGCACTCGAGCTGGACTGACCTTAACCGGCACTCGATAGGGGTTGGCCTCGAGTCGCTCAACCGCCGGGACGAAGTGTATCCGGAAGCGCAACTCCAGGCGCTCGCCGAGCTGGTTCGCTCGCGCTACGGCCGCATCCCGCCTCACCGGATCTTGACACACGAGATGATCAGCGCGCCGCGCAAAGTCGATCCGGTCAATTTCCCGCTCGAGCAGTGGCTGCAGCTGTTGGCAGGCGAGCAGCTCGAGCCTGCCCCCGCTCCGTTCGCAGGGACAGGGGAGCCGCGCCGCTTGGGCCGGTACCGGACGCTGGTCGTTCACGGGCTGGCCGAGGGGCCGATTGTTGTCAGGCGGCCGTTTCTAGCCAGTGAGACGGGCGACAAGATCGACGTCGACTTTCGTGTGGAGGGCACGTAACGGAGGTGATCCAGTCGAGTATCTAGGCCAACGCTTGCCCAGATGAAAGGGGTTGCCATGAATAAAGTTGTCAAGTTCACTACCATGTTGGTGCTGGTCTTCTCGCTCGCGAGCCTCGCATTCGCCGAGACGGGCGATCTTGCCTTGCCCGCCTTCGATCTGGCCGCGTGGGGCGCGTCGGTGCTGATCTTCGGCAAGGGGCTGCAGCTGCTTACCGAGTTCATCAAGGTGCGTATCAAGAAGCGCTTCAACCTGCCCAACGTGGCGATTCATCTACTCAACTTCGGCTTGGGCATTGCGGTAGCGCTCTACCTTGCCTCTGTCGGCATGCTGACCGATCCCACCTTCGGCGCGCTGCCGTACCCGTTCGGCGGCATTGCCTTCGGCGTCGTGGCCGCCATTATTGCTGCAGGCTGGTACGATACCGAGACCAAACCCGACAAGCGGCCACCCGACCCGCGCGTGCGGAACGGGCAATTATGAGCTTCCTGCTGGGCTTGGTTGTCGGTGCGCTCGTCGGCTTCTTCGTGGCCGCCTTGTGCGTGGCGGCGCGCCGCGGCGACGAGCTGATGGGGGTTGACCATGAGCATTGACCTAGTCGTCAAGATGCTGCAGGCGCTCTTGCCCGATTACAGCCTGTCGCAGCTCGTGGCCATGGCCGAGCAGCGTTTGCGGGGCAAGCTCACGCAGCAGGAGCTGAGCGAGTTTTTAGCGCTCAAGGCGGAAGCGAAACGGCGGTCGCAGTCATGAAGAGTCCGACGAACGTCCGAAACGGCTGGTTGCTCGCCGCACTCATGCTCGCGCTGCTAGCGGGCTGCCTGCCCGCGCTGGCGCCACGCCAGGCCAGCCCGGCCGAGGCGTCCTTGCTGCTGGAAATGCTCGAGCCCAACCTCTACCAAACGACCTTCCTGCCTGCGAGCCCGGCCGTATGCATCACCGGCCAGGACGGCGCGCCGGTTTGCACCACCTTCGTCATCACCGGGAGCGAACTGGCGACCAACGAGACATGTCGGCCTCACCCGAGCCTGGAGGACGCGCTCGAGTGCATCGTCCCAGAGGAGATCCCCCGCGGTTACCGCATCACCTTCGCCTCGTCGTCCCCGCCTTACGTCGTCGTGGGCTTCTTTTTAAGAGCCAACCTTGCCCAACCCCTCTACCTGGAAGCGCCGTAACGGGGCGGGGCTAAATCGCTGCTGGGAGAAAGAGCACGGTGACCGACGACGAGCGCAACCGCCTCATCCAGATTCATAAAGCGCTCTACGGCAATGGGCAACCAGGGCTGATCGTGACGGTGAGAGAAATGGAAGCGCACCTGTACGGGACTCGCGGCCGTTCGGGCCTGGTGGCGGAGCTGGCCGAAACGAATAGGCGCCTCAAAGACCTCGAGGCTGCCGTGGCGGAGTTTTTGACGGTCATCAAGACCATTCGCGGCGTGCTGGCCTTCTTCGGCCTGACGACCCTCAGCGGCGTGGTTGCGCTGTTCTGGCTGATCAGCCGGGTAGCGGGCGGCAGTTCGCCATGAGCATGCGAGGCGAGCGCGTCTGGCAGTGGTTTTTCGTGCTGCTGATCGTCGCCACCGGCGTAGCGGTGGTCGTCGGAACCGTCGTCCTCTACCGCATCCCGCCGCCGGTCTCCTACAACCTGACCCAATACCAACCGAAAGTAGCGGAGCTCTGCGCCGGCGACTGGCTCGAGTACGAGGTGGTACGCTCCGTCAACGCCGCGCCCGCGGTGGTGATGACGGTGACCAGCTGGTGGTCGCTCGAGCGGGAGGTCACGGCCGTCCCCACCCGCGTGCCGCTCTGGAGCGTCTATACCCAAACGGGGGAGGCCGCGCGGCCGGTGCGGGTGCTCGTCCCCGAGCTCGAGCCTGGCGCTTACGAGTACCGCGTCGCCAGCCAGGCGGTGGGGAGCGGGCTGAGCGTCTATGTCGTGAGAGTCACCGTTCTGCCTTGTTGACGTCCAACCGTTCCAGCTTCCGTGGCACGACGATGACATCGACGACGGTACCCGCGGCATCCGCAATCTCGATGGCTACCAGGCCGCCGCTGTTGGTCTGCTCCGGTTGACGGGTCCGTACTTTACACAGCCGGACCGGAACGCTCAGGAGCGGTTCGTCACTCATGGCCATGGCTTTCGTCGGCCTTACGGTAGTGCCGGCAGTTCGTCATCCCCGGCGAGGTGCGTACGGGCGGTTTGGGGGCGCCCAGCTCGAACGCGACGCGCGGGTTGTGGCACCAGCCCAGGCCGCCGCCCAGGTTGGGCTGGAAGTGCTTGCAGCTGGCGCAGGCTCGCTTGAAAGGCGCCGATAAATTGCGGGGGCGCAGATGCTTGGGGAGTTGCGCCGCATAGTCGCCGGTGATGGGCTGCTTGGGGCTTGCGTCCTTGCGCGCGCCGGTGATGGTGGTCGTGCCCATGCGCCGCATCAGGCCGGCGATGGCGTAGGCGTAGGCGTGGGCGAAGTGCGGTTCGACCGCCAGGTGCTTGAACAAATATCGGTAGCGGCCGGTGCGGATCGGCTCGCGCGTCTGCCGATCGGTCTCGACGATCTCGATGCTGGTCTTGGCGATGTTCTCGAGATGCTCGCGCAGCTCCGCGGCGAGCGGCGTGGGGGTGCGCTGGCCGCGCTTGAAGATCTCTTGTACGCGCCGCTCGAAGGCATCGGCCGGAATGACGGCGCGGTGGTACTTGAAGAGGTTGAAGGCCTGCAGCAGGTGCTTGTAGCGGTCGATCTTGACGATGTACTCGTACTTCGCCTCGGCCGCACTCTTGCGAATCTTCTCGTCGTCGGCCTGGTCGCTCCACTTGAGCGGTTGATCCATCTCCTCGTCGTACTCCGCCAGCCAGATGACGCCGTGCGGGAACGCCCGTCCGAAGCCGCTCGAGAAGCTGTAGTCCGGCATGCGGTCCACCACGCCGATGTCGACCTGCCACTGTCGGGCGATGTCGATGCAGCGCTCCAACACCGCCCGCTCCGGGTCGCGGGCGCTGCGGTAGTCCGCGCCCATGACCACCTCGAGGTGGCACAGGTACACGCGCCCGCCGGGGCCAAGCCGCCAGACGGTGACGTGCTTCTCCTCGGGCCGCTGGTCGATGCCGATGGCCGTGTACCAGCCTTCAGGGTGCGGGCCGGGCTCGGGCCAGCGGTAGGACGGCTCGAGCTTCATGGCGGCGTTGAACACCTCGGCGGTGACGATGACGGCGTTCGGGTCGCGGTGGGGGCGAGCGAGGAAGCTGTTGTAGAACTCGCTGGGGTTCTGCCCTTCGACGACCATCCGCTGGTAGGCTTGCCACATTTCAGGGAGGTAGCTGGGACCCTTGAGGATCTTGCTGAAGGTGTAGCCGTCCCAGTAGGCGTCGGCGGGGCCGAGCCGCACATAAGCGCCGCGCTGGGTGTCCGGGATCTCGGTGCCGCACTTGGGGCAGATGTAACGCAGGTTGGCCGGGTCGCGGGTGTCGACGCAGTCCGGCCAGGCCTCTTCCATGATGAAGCCCTTGTGGTGCTTGCAGCGGACGTTCGGGCAGAAGACATGCCAGTAGTGCTGGCTGGACTGCTGGAAGTAGTAGTCGATGTCCATGCCGGGGAAGCCGGCGGTCGAGTTGAGGTCGATGATGCCGGGCGGGCCGTCGTCGTCCCAGTAGCGCGATTCGGAGACGCGCAAAAAGGCACGCTCGATCATGGCAACGGACATCAAGCGGCATTCGTCGAACAGCAGCGCGTCGAGCGGCACTGAATCGACCGCCGTGCCCGCGCGCATGCCGCGAAAGCGCATGTTCGAGTGGCCGATCCTCACGACCTCGACGGCGTCCACCCCGCCCACGCCGACTAGCCGCATCATGCGGGCGCTCGAGCGCATCATCGGCCTAAAGCGGGTCTTGTGCAGATCCAGCACGTCCTTCTCGGTAGGGAAGAAGAAGCCGACGTTGCAACGCTTGAAGATGTCGGCCGTGAGATAGGCGCCCTTGTAAAGCATTTCGACGGTGAGGCCGAGCTGAGCGGCTTTACGCTTGACCGAGCGGCGCTTGAGTGTGTCGCGGGTCTGGTCGTAAAGGGGGAGTGCGTAAGCGCGACCTTCGAGACTGAAAGGCTGGCCGCCGTCACCTTCGGGCTTCATGCCCGACGCGACGCACCAGGTGGCGAAGTGGCGCAGCTCTTCGGAGGTGAACTCGGGCTTGGTAGGCTCGAGCGTCTCGGCGAAGGCGTGAGCCAACTCCTGGACGAACATTAGGCATCGAGGGCTTTGGGGGCGCCCAGTGGCCCTAGCACCTCGCGCTTGATCCGCTCGAGCACGGCCTCGTACTGCTCGCGGGGGAGGCTCTCCAGGAGCACGACCTTCAGCGCTTTCGTCCACTCGATAAACTGCTCGAGCGCTTTCGCCTGGGCGGTCTTGGCGACGATGTCGGCGCGCATCTTGGCGATGCGCACCACGTCCTTGTTGAGTTCGGCAAGGGCCTGCAGGTAGCTTGAGAGATTGCTGTAGAGCCGGGCGGCCTGCATGAGCTCCACTGGGTCGGGGTACTGGCCGTCGTCGATGGCGCGCCTAAGCGCGTCGCGCAGCTCGTTGGCGTCGGGTTGGAGAGAGAGGGCGTTCTGCAACAGGACGCGCGCCAAGGTGATCTCGCGGTCGGTGTTGTCGAGGTCTCGTTCGAGCTCGAGCGCCTGCTCGAGCATCTCTTGCACCATGCCCGCGCGGCGCACGCTGTAGATCCCGGTAATGGGTGGTCGGCCCGCGGGCTTGGCGCGCCCCTCGCGTTCGCGCTTCGCCGAGCCTGGGCCGTGCATCCAGCACTTGGTAAACCCCGTGCGCGCGATGCCGTTGCACTGTTCGCCGTTGCGCTTGACCGCCTGACAGCGCGGTCGTCCGTCGGAGCGCTTGGGCTCGAGCGAACGCTTGGGTACCTTGGGCTTCTTTTGACGCATGGGTTTCCTCAGTCCTCTCCCATGGCCAAGGTGTTAGCGCAAGGCGTCGCCTCTTGCGGCGAGTCGACGATGGCATAGTGCTGATCGCAGCGAGGGCAGGCGACGAGGGTCGCGCCAGCCTCGCCGCGCAGGGGTTGCCGGCAGACGGCGCAGCGCACGCCGCTCTCTAGCTGTTCGGCGCTGAGTTCCAGCACAATCATGACTCTTCCCTCCGCGCCAGGTTCCACATGTCGATGGCGGGTTCTAGGCGCGCATCGCCCCGCGCGTAAGCGTTGCGGAACTCGACCCACCAATCGCCACATTTGCACCCGACGCGCCCCCACTTTGCCTGGTCGTAGCAGTCGAGTTGCAGGTCGTTTGCGGTATGGGGTGCGCCACAGGGACAGGGTTTGACGATCTGGGTCGGCATGGCGTCAGTCCTCCAAAGGCAGGTGATCGTCGCACGGTTTGGGTTCCGGCACGCTCGCGAGGCCGCAGGTCAGGTTGCGGTCGTTCCAGAACTGGCATTGGCAGCGATTGAGGTGGCGGAGTGCGTGCTCGAGCGCCGCTTCGCCGAAGAGTTCGCGGACGGCGCGCTCGGGCACGAGATGGCGATCCGGCAGGTGCGGGTGTGGCACGATCCCGTGACCGGTGAGGGTGCGGCTCTCCCGGTCGAGGTTGGCCGTGAACGTGCCAAGTTCGCCGCGGCTCCAAGCCGGAGCGCGGGTCGAAGCGGCAGCGGCGCGTAGCGCGTGCTCGAGCGTCACATCGGGGCCAGGGTCGCCGATGATGCGCCACTCGCGCCACCGCGTGTAGCGAACCGGCAGGCGCCGACCGTCCGCCTGGAGTTCATAGCCCTCGCCCACGGCGTGCAGCGTGCCGGTGAGGGTACGGTAGTCCCCTACCGCGCTCACTTTGGGCGGCGGGGTGAAGCAGCGGAAGTCGATGTGCCACTCGCGCAGAAACACGTAGAGCTTGGACTCGTGCGTGAGGCCGATCTCGCGAGCGAACTGCGATACGGTGCCGCGCCGGGTAAGGAGCGCGTAGAGGAGTAGCACACGGTGCTTCCAATCTCCCCAATATTCGCAGGCCTCGAAGCTGCGCGCTTGTCCTCGCGGGCGCGCATTGCGCAGGATGCGCACGGCCGTCTCGTGCTCGATGCCGCTCACCACCAGGGTTTCGACCGCGCGCTTGAGGTGCGGCGCGTGCTCGCGCCCGATGAACTCGTGCCAGCGAACGCCGCTGCCGACCAGGGCGTTTTCGCGCCAGCGCTCGAGCGCGCTGCGAGGGGCCTGCCCTGAGCGCAGCGAAGGGGTGGATGCTTGGGTCGCTTCGAGCATGCGCCTTAGTTGAGGTCCTTCTCGCGCCCCGAGGCGCCGGCGGAGAGGCTTGGCGGGCTGAGGATGGTCGTGAGGCGGGCGTTGGCGTCGCGCAGCAGCTCACGCAGGGGTGTGGGCCAGTCGGCAGGCTCGTCGACGAGGGCTTCGCGGGCGCTGCTCACCTGAACGGAAAGGATGCTGCGGGCGGCGCGCTCGAGCGTCCCATAGGTCTCGGTCGGTTCCCAGATGCCGCGTTGCGGTGTGAACGGCTTGGGCAGTTTGGTGTCTATCGTTCCCCTGGCGTCCCCGCCCTGAGCGGAGCCGAAGGGGTCGCGGGGCGTCTCTTCGACGGCGACGGCTTGAGCGGGGAGAGTATGGGGGGAGCGGTTGCGCCACTTGCCGTCGCTACCCTGGAGCTTGTCGAACTGGCTAATTTCGCCAGTTGTTTCGAGCGCGATGCGCGTGGAGCGGACGGTGGCGTGATTGGCGCCCACCTCGTCGGCGATGCGCCTGTCCGCCCAGTGCGTGTAGTGGAGCAGGTAGTAGGCGATGACGTTTTGCAGCTCTTCGCGGCTGAGCTGGCGACGGCGGACGTTGTTCATCACCAGGTAGCGAACCTCTTCGTTTTCGTCCGCGAACGAGCGCTCGATGCAGGGGAGTGCGTCGAGCTCGAGCGCCCTCCCGGCACGCCAGCGTTGATGGCCGTCGACGACCGTCGGTGTGCCGGTGCGCGTGGAGATGATGAGCGGTTGTAAGATCCCGCGTTCCTCGACGTCGGCAAGGAACTGCAGCCACTCGTCGCCGTCGATGGGGCGGAACAGCGCACGCTGCTGAGGGTGCTCTTGCAGTTCGGCGGGGGGAAGCCAGACGATGCGCACCGTTACCTCCAAGCGGGGAGCTTGCTCCAAGATGGTGCCAACATTGCTCTAGATTGTATCAGACTGTCCCTCCGGATGGTGTAAAGCCCTGCACACCTTGCGTGCTGAACGCTATTCGGTCCTGAAGTCGTCGGGCACGGCCTCGGTCACATGCAGGCCGCTGTCCAGCGTGTGTAACGCTCGCGTCCAGAATTCGGCCTCATGCGAAGTCTGAGCGTTGCCGTGCGCCTGCTCGAGCATCTCTCTGAGTTCGCTGACCGTCTCGTCGGCGATGAGCCACCATCGTGCGTTCGTCATGTCTTGTCCTTCCTTTCGTCCGAGTTTGGAATCAGGATTCATCGTGTTCCTCCGTTTCTCCATAGTCCCTTCGTTGGACGTGTAGACGTACGCGGCTGCGTCGCCAGTCGGAAGCGGGCCGTGCAGAGCCACCAGCACCCGAGCCCGAGTGCGTCGATCACATGGCGAACGGCACTCGGCGGGATCTGCTGCAGGGCTTCTGTAGGCCAGTAGCCAAGCTCGAGCATCACCCGCGCGGCAATCCGAGCGTATTTGGCAGGCAGCTCGATGGGTGCCGACGGAAGCAGCTCAGCCCCATCCGCAAAGGACGGCTTCCACTTGCTGGCCGCGACCGAGCTCATGTGATGTCCGCGCGCCACAGCGGCCAGCTCGATTGCGCCGATCACGCGATTGGGCCACGAGCTGTGAATGTTGACGTCGACCCCCTGATTTTCCCAGTCCTCGTAAATTACCAGGCTCGGCTCGTGCTCCTCGAAGACGGTGAGGAGCTCGAGCGCTGCCCCCGGCCGGTAGACGAGCACCCCGGCAGCTGCCACGGCGATCCCCTTGGGGGTGTCGTTGAAGGCTGCCCAGCCGGTGGTGAGGCCGGGATCGAACACGAGCAGGGGGGATGCGGTATTCATGACTGGCTCCTTTTTTCGTCTACGAAACGGGTGTCGATCATGAAAACCGTCTCGTTTCCGTCGATGAGGAAGAGGTTGCGGTGCCCGCGGGCGATGACGTCACGGAAACCTTCGACAGCCTTGCGGAAGCTGGCTTTGGCTTTACGGGTTATGCGCATGGTTACCGCCCTTCTACAAAGAGGGCAATCTGCTCCGCACCTCTGCCGAGCGCTTGAGTGTCCGGGTAGTAGTACGCTCGTGGGTTTTCGCGGTAAAGGCGCCACCGTTCCATCAGCTTCTTCGGTTGCATATGCTCTGGCAATACCAGATACTGCCAACCCTTCCCATAAGGGGGCTCGAGCTGTTCTCGCGGCAGCGCGTCGAGTCGCCGCTTGAGCAGCGATTGTGCTGCTTGCAACAACTCGTCTCGGTCGTACCTGCGCCCAACAGCCGCCTCGAAATACTGCGCTAGCTCCTCACGCAGCGTCCACCTGGCGGGCTCCCAATCGTAGGGCTGCTCTTTTGCCATGATGTACAGCAGGTGCAGCACTCTGGACTCGTGCCCACCCGACCGCTCTCCCAAAAACACTTCTAGGTGTCGCTCAAGGGTCATGGCGTTGGCACTCCCACGCAAGCTCGAGCCTCCGCTTGCCCTCGTCGACGTCTCCGAACGCCCAGGCGGCAAGCCCGCCGAGCACGAAGCGGTTGAAGTTTTCGGTGAACTTGCCGTTGCCGAGAAACGCGCGCCTTGGCAGCTTATCCTCGAGGGCCAGCCGAACCAGGGCCTGGTAGCGCAGCGGGACACGGGGTATAGCGCTGTTTTGCATCGCACCTCCCTTAAACCCCGACAGCAGAGGCCATCGACCGGAAGCGCGTGTGCGCATCCAGGTATACGAGCTCCACCGTCCCGGTAGGACCATTGCGCTGCTTGCCGACGATGATCTCCGCGACGTTCGGGTGCTTGCTCTCCCTATGCTCTTTCGCCGCGTAGTAGTCGTCACGATAGATGAACATCACCACGTCGCTGTCCTGCTCGAGGCTGCCGCTTTCCCTCAGGTCTGACAGCACCGGGCGCTTATTCGTGCGCTTCTCCACATCTCGCGAAAGCTGCGCGAGCGCCAGAACGGGTACTTCGAGCTCGCGAGCGATGCCCTTGAGTCCGCGCGAAATCGCGCCGATCTCCTGCTCCCGATTGGATATGCGCGTGCCCGAGGCGTTCATGAGTTGCAGGTAATCCACGACGATCAACGACAGCGGCGTGCGGCTGGCAATCCGCCGGCAGCGGCTGCGGCACTCCATGATGCTGAGCTCGCTGCTGTCGTCGATGATGATGCTCGAGCCGGCAAGCTCCTCGAGCACGCGGGTCGCCTTGTTGAGGTCGTTGGCGCCCAGCTGGCCGTTCCGTATGCGCTGCATATCGATCTTGCCACGCATCGACAGCAAACGTAAAGCGAGCTGCACGCGTGACATTTCGAGACTGTAGAGCAGCACGCCCTTTTTGAGCTCCAGTGCAACGTACTCCGCCACGGAAAGTGCCCATGCGGTTTTGCCCATGCTCGGCCGGGCTGCGAGTAGATTGAGGCTGCCAGGCTGCAGGCCACTAAGCAGGCGGTCTAAATCCGGGAAGCCGGTCGGGAGCCCGGAGAGGCCGCCGCTTTTCATCGCGTCGAGGTAGGCAAGTACCTCAGCGGTGATCGTGTGCATGTCGTGATAGGTTTGCCCGGTGTGGGTGTTGGCAACCCGGTAGATCTCCTGCTGGCAGCTGTCGAGCAGCTCCTCGAGCTCCTCGGCCTGGTCGAAGGCTTTCTGCATGATGCCACCGGCCGCATGGATGAGGTTCCGGAGGATGCTTTTCTCCTTCACGACGCGGGCGTACGACTCGGTGTACGCGGCCGTGGGTGCCTCGTCGGCGATACCGACCAGCACTAGGGCATCCTGTTCGTCACGGAGGTCGCCGCGGCGGCGCATGATCTCGGTCACATGCACCAAATCGATGGGGTCGTTTCGGTCGGCGACCGCGAGGATCGCGCGGTAAATCTTGCGGTGGAACTCCTTGTAGAAGTCTTCAGGCTGGAGGACATCCCGGATTGCCTCGAGCTGCTCGTTGTCGATCATGATTCCGCCCAGGACGCCGATCTCGGCCTCAAGGTTGGCGGGGGGTTCCCGGCTCGACATCAGTTCACCGCCCTTGCCCGCTGGACGCCCCCGTGGGAAGGGCTCAAGCCCGAAGGGACAGGCCTGCAGGCTTCAGGTGGGACGGGTGGGTGGTCGTCCTCAAACACCACCAGCGTGCCGACAGGTTTGCGGAGCACGTCGGCAATCACATGCTCGCTCATGTCGGGCAGTTGCACGCACATGCCGGGCTCGAGCCCGTCGCTGGGAGGTGCCGCAGCGTGGGGTTGTTTATGGGGGAGCAAACTTTTGTCGAGCGCGATTTCGCCCTGGAGGATGAGCAAGAAGGTCTTGTTGGTGCTGTGGACGGCGTCGCGCTTGGCTTGCTGGTGCGCCGCCAAAATTTCCGTCTCGCTCCATAGTGAAGCGAGCCGCTCGAGCTCCTCAAGCTCCACACGGTGGCCTCCAAGGTGCTTGAGGATGGCGGCGCCGCTTCGGCTTTGCCCGAGCGCGAGCCGCCGCGCAGTACGTTCTTCGCTGGATAGGTGCGGCTTCCTATTGATGGCGGGCCGTGAGGTTGCCCTCGATGATGGCGCGCTTGTCCCGCAAGAATCAAGCCCCTCCTCCTTCGTCGCTTCGATAGCGCTACTGGAGTGAGGGGGGGTAGGGGGGGAGGAGTCTTTAGCTTTATCTTTAACTTCCTCTTTACCCAACCTAGCTCCGTCGTTACTCCGTCCTTGGTCCGGCGTTAGTCCGGCGTTAGTCCGGAGTACAGATAATGCTGTGCCTGACGTGTCTTGCTTCGTTGGAGGCGGAATCTTGGATTCCGCTTCCTTGTCCTTGCGCAGCCCCACCTGGTGAGTCTCAAATTTCGGGAAGTGGAGGTACGCCCGACCTTCGACGGAGTAAAGACGGACCAACTCCGCCTCATGGAGGGCCTCGAGTGCGGCGATGATCTGCTCGGGAGTGAAGCCTAGATAGGTGAACACCTGCCCGGCGAGGTAGCGGGGATCCGCCTTGACCCGGCCTTCCCGATCGGCGTGCGGGATCATCATCAGGAACATCAGGCGCGTCTCGTGATCGGGAAGCTCAGCGAACTGTTCGGATTCGCTGATGCTTTTGCTGATGAACCGGCCTCTAGCCATAACGACACACCTCCGCGATTTCGCGCCGTTCCTTGTAGCGCGCGACAAGGAAGTTGTGGATCTCGCGCAGCTCGGCGTAGCACGCTTGCAACTCACTTGCTGTGAGGTCGGATCTAGCAAGCGCCTTACCCAAGCTCTGCGCTCGTTGCTCCAGGCTTTGCCGGGTCATTGTCTTCCTCCATTGCCATCGGCAAAAGGCGAAAAGAGTTGCCCGCTGAGTGCAGCGACGGTGCGTGGGCTGAGCCATAGGCACTCGATGCGCGAACCGGAACGCCCGGTTGAGAGCTCTCGTTGTGTCTCGACCCGCGTCCAGCCGTACCGCTCGAGGAAGCGCTCGTAAAGCGTCGAGCGATACCCGCTGAGGACGACATAACCCTCAAGCCCTCGCGCGCAATGGCACAGCAGCCGGTGCTGCGCCTCGCTCAGCACGTGGGCGTAGGCTGCCCGCCCATGGCCGGTGCTCAGTGTCGCCGCCAGGTACGGAGGATCGAGGTAGAAGAGCGTGTTCGGGGAGTCGTAGCGCTTGAGGATGGCGTAGGCATCGTCGTGCTCGAGCTGTACCCCGCGCAGTCTCCCCGCGACCTCGAACAGGTGCTCGAGCCTGCCGGGTTCGCTCCACAAGACACAGGAGGGTTTCCAGGTCACGCGCTTCTCGTAGCGCCAGAGGTTCTTGGCGTCCGTGCGCCCCATGCCGACACCGATGGCTTGCCACGAGCGCACGAAGAAGCGCCTTGCCGCCTCGAGCGGCGGAAGTTCGGCAAGATCGGCGAAGCGAGCTGCCACGTACTCCTCTCGGGACCAGGGTGTCAGCTCGAGCTGGCGAACGAGCTCGTCAGGCTGTTCCCGGAGGACGCGAAAGAAGTTCACCACCTCGCCACTGATGTCGTTGTAGGTCTCCAGGGCGCTGCGAGGCTTCTGCAACAAGACGGCCGCCCCGCCGCCGAAGGGTTCCACATAGTGCTCGTGCGGCGGGAAGTGGCGAATGATCCAGTCCGCCACGAGCCATTTTCCGCCGTGATACCTGAGGGCCGGGCGCCGCGGCTTTGCCTGGTGCGCGGTAGGAAGCTGAATCACCGCTGCGCGCGCGTGGGCGTCGCGCTCGGTGCGTAATTCATATGGCGCGCGAGGCGCCCAGGTGCCTCGGATCCCGATGCGGCGCAGGAGCCGAACCACGTGCATGGCCTCTTGAGGCGTGTCGGTACGGCAGACGATGGGAAAGGCGCCAGGGCGACCGCGTTTACTGGGGCGGTGGATCATCGACCGAACGCCTCCTCGGCAGTCGGCGCGTCTCGCTCGTCGATGCGTCCGCCCTGCAGTCCACGCGCCGGCGATGCACGACCAGGTTGCCGGCTTGCCAGCGCCGCCTGTCGCAATCGCGCAAGCTCCCGTTTGGTGAGTTTCGTCAGTTCGCGGACGTCCCGACCGCAAACCTGCCGGACGAAGGGGTGGAGGTCTTGCGGTCGGATGCCGTTCGCTACCATCTCCTTGAAGAACGCGCTGGCGTCGTCGGGTGTCACCATCTCGCCGTCGTCTGCATCCCGGGGCGGGCAGGGTTCGTTTGCCGCTGCCACGGGGGCCGTGGGCTCGAGTGCCAGCTCCTCGCGCCGCTTGCCGCCCATGAAGCGCACCAGTGTGACGTACTCGATCTCGCCGTCGCTCGGCTCGCGCACGTGAGGCGGATCGGAAGGCTTAGCGCCCCGCGAGTACTTGATGGTTTCAGGGTAGGTGTAGTGCTTGGTGGTGGTGGCTGGCACCTCGCGTCGTTTCCACACGCGTCCCCGGCAATAAACGCAAGTCTCGCCGCTCTCGTTGGTAAACAGGCGCGCGCCCAGGATGCTCCAGTCGAAGTCGTATTCGTTGTCGAAGGGGAACTTAAACCCGCGCTCCGGTATGGGAACGTCGCAGTACCAGCCGCGCCTGCCGTAGCGCTTGACGGTCTCCAAAAGGCTGTCGGCGGTGCAGGGCACCGAGACGCTCAAGCCCAGGTCGGTGACCATGTTGACGTATAAGGTTTCCATTAGGCGTCCTCGTCAGGCTCCAGGCCACGCCAACGCAGGTTGCCGGACGCGACGCTGTGCCCGAGCGCGTAACCAATAACGCCAGCGAGCAGAATGAGGACGACGATGCTAGTAACCATGCGGGCCTCCGAATAGCCAGTCGCACACCGCGGCGATGGCGATGATCGCCAGGGATGGTGCCCAGAGAACGATGGCGGTCCAGAGCATGAGCTCGAGCATGCTCATGGCAAGCACCTTGCCGATCTTGGGAGCGCGTGCAACGGCCCTGTCCTGAGCGAAGCGAACGGAACACCATCCACCTCGCGAGGGGTGGCTGGCCTGTCGCCAAGCGATGGGGTTTGCGGTATAGTCATGCTGGTCGTCCTTTCTCCCGGCACGCCCGCCTGTTGGAAGCGGATCGGGGCTGAGAATCCTGGTCGCTGCCGGCGGCCAGGGTTTTTCTTTCCGGGCATGAACCCGGCCCGCTAGTTCCCCGAAGGGAACGGTTGGGTAAACGCGGCGCCGATAGCGTCGTGACGCTCGGCGTCGTGGCGGTGCATCACGCGGCGCTTCCACGCGACCACGGAGTCCGGATCGATCAACCACGGGGACTTGGGTCTATCGGGGTTCTGGCGCACGGCATGAATCTCGCCGCTGGCGATGAGCGCACGCACCTGGTCGGCGGTGAAGCGGGGAGAGATGAACGCAGCGGCTTGTTCGGTGTCCCAGAAGAGGGTGCCGTGAGGCATCCCGCCGCGCAGCTCCTCGCGCACTTGCTCGCGAACGATGGACGCCACTTCGGCTTTTAGGTGCTCTAGGAGCGCCCCCAGGAGCTGCTCGAGCGGTGCCTTGCCGGCGTACTCAGCCATGGTCGTCCCCCTCCCGCGAGGTAGAATTGAGACTTAAAGAGTCATAATCTAGGTCAAGGTAATGGCATAGAACTTTGATGGTCGCCACGCGAGTCGAGCGTGCGTCGTTGAGAAAGTCGCCAATCGTTCGCTTCGACAAGCCCGTCACGCCCGCCAGTTTTCGTGCGGAGAGGTTGCGCTTGCGCATCGCGTCCCTCACTGCGTCTCGAATATCGACCATGCCTTAGTGTAAAGGTGGGACGATATTGTGTCAAGGATTAGAGCAAAATATTAAGATGTCCACACCCAAGGCTTGTTCGCATTTCGGGTCAACATTGCTCCGCTTTGGGTCTATATGCTACCATCCGAGCAATGACCGTTGGCGAGGCATCAATGCGAGGGTCGGTAGGAGCTGCACCTATGACCAAATCCAAAGCCGAGGAGCAGCGCGCCAAGAAGCTAGGCAAATACGTGCAAGAGCGGCGCATGCAACTGGGCCTCAAACGCCCCGAGTTCATCGCTGAGATGGAGCGCCTCGGCGAAAGCATCACGGCCGATCACCTCGCGAAGCTCGAAGGAGGCCATCGCTACCTGCAAAACGCCGCCGTCAGCACGCGCGAGGCCATCCGCACCATTCTCAAGATCGATCCGGAAACCTGGTACAAGGACACAGGGCTCTACGTCCCGACCGAAAGCAACGGAAGTAAGCCGGGCTTCCTCGAGCGGGTCGGCTACGAAGCGGACTTTAGCCTGGAGCTGCCAGCTTACGGGTCTCTGGCCGCAGGCATCCACGGCTTCGAACATCAAGAGCACCCTGAGAGATTCATGCGCTTCGACCGCCGCGAGTTGCCTCAGGGCGTCAATCTGCGCAAGCTCTACGTCGTCAGGGTCAACGGCGACAGCATGTACCAGGAAAACATGCGTCGCCCCATCCCCGACGGCGCCTGGTTGGTGGTCGAAGCAGGCGCGGTACCGGCCGAGGGCAGCATCGTCGTGGCCTACATCCCTGAAAAGGAGATCGGTGTCGTCAAGGAGTACGCTAGAGTCGGCAACGACGTCGTGCTACGGAGCTTCAAGCGTGGCGGCCCCATGTTCTGGAGCAGCGAGTTCCCGGACATGCGCGTTCAGGGTGTCGTTCGCGCCGTGACCTACAAGGTGTAGCAATGCCTCGAGGACGGCGCACGCGCGGCCGGGCAGCAGGCGAGGGATCTATTCGCCGCCGCACCATCACGCGAAAAGACGGCAGCACCTACAAGCGTTACAGTGCCGTCATCACCATGGGCTGGATCGATGGCAAACAGAAGCAACGCGAGGGCCCTTTGCGCGCCACCGAAAAGGAGGCTCGCGACGACCTCAAGCAGATGCTCGAGGAGCGCGACGAGAGTGGCCTCAGCAATTATGCCACCATGACCCTCAGCCAGTATCTCGATTACTGGCTCGAGCAGCGCCAGCCGTACCTGGCCGAACGAAGCCACAGGAACTACCGGCTCGACAGCGAAAAGTACATCAAGCCTCGCATCGGCCACGTGCAAATGCGAGACCTGTCCCCAGTCGTGATTCAAGCGTGGCAGACCAAGCTCCTTAAGGACAAGACCCCGCACGTCGCCAAGCGCACGCGCGCTGCGCTCAGCGCGGCCCTCAGGCAAGCGGTGCATTGGCAGATCCTCAAGTACAACCTCATGGATGCAGTTCCGCCCGTCAAGCTCCCCGAGAAGAACCGCCGCCGCTGGACGTTGGCTGAGGTACGGCGCTTCTTGAAGGTCGCCGAGCCACACCCCCTGTACCCCCTCTTTTTGCTGACCCTGAACACCGGGTTGCGGATAGGGGAGGTTCGCGGACTCCGTTGGGGGGACATCGACGGCAACGTGATGCGAGTCCGTCACCAGATTCAGGGTTACAGCGCAACCCCACGTTTCCTGGCACTGAAAACCAAAGGGAGCCGCCGCAACCTCACGTTACCTGCCGACGTTCTCTTCGCCCTTGCCCAACACCGCAAGCGGCAAGACGAGCGGCGGGCCTTAGCCGGCACGTTGTGGAGGGACTACGATTTGGTGTTCTGCACCGGCATCGGCACGCCCCTTGGCCCGGACAAAATCTACGATGCTCTGGTCGAACTCATTCACCAGACCGTACGCGACGATCTCAACCAGATCATCAAGGACATAGCCGGCAAATCAAGCTTGACCTTACGGGATCTCGAGCGAACCTTCAAAGGCGTGTCCTCGCCAAAAGAGGAGACGGCTCGCAGTGCCGTGCATGCCCTCATCGACATGGCGGCGGAGAAGCACGAGATCGACGCCGTGCGCCTTCATCAGCGTGTGGAGAACGCCGGCATTCGACGTATCCGCTTTCACGATTTGCGGCACACAAACGCCAGCTTGCTGATCCGCATGACGGACGCCAAGACGGTATCCAAGCGCTTGGGCCACGCTGACTCCAGCATCACGCATCGAATCTACGTGCATGAGTTCGAAGATCAACTGGAAAAGTTCGCGCCTTCCATGGATGATCTCTTGGGCGGCAATGATGATCCCTAA